TGTTTTAGTAATGGAATACTAATCATAATTCAACACCAACCATTTCTTTATAATTAAATTTATCTTTGAAAAATCTTTCTAAATTATATTTGATTTCTATCACAAACTTAAGACTATATTTGCTTAACGATGCAATAAATATAGGGATTTCCTCACGTTTTACAATAACAAACACTTGATTTTGCTCAGGTCGATAATTATCAAATGTGAATGGCAACTTGATAAATGCTTCATAATTTTCTTTGTCCTTAAATTCAATCTTATACTCTCTTTCATTTGGATGTTTGATTTCTTTTATGTTGGCGATACTTACAATATGTCCATCTTTGATAAGAGCCACACGATCACACAAGTTTTCGAGTTCATCAAACAAATGACTACTAATAAAGATTGTTTTTCCTTTATTTCGTTCATACTCAAGTAAATGCATAAACTCCTCTCTCATTAGAGGATCCAATCCTGTTGTCGGTTCATCAAGAATCAAAATGTCTGAGTTGTTCATAAATCCAGCAATAATTGCAGTTTTTTGTTTCATACCTTTACTCATTTTACGAGGATTAACTCGCAAATCAATCTTAAAAATATCGATTAGTCGATTTGCTAAGTCAAAATCTTTTAGTTTAAGAAGTTCTGCTTGTGATTCAATGAATGATTTTCCTGTAGACAAATCCGGAAATGCAATCTCTCCTGGAACATAACCAATCCATTTTTTCACTTCTGTTGAATGCTTTGTTGCATCAATATTCCTAACTTTTATCGTCCCATTGTCTGGTCTACTAAAACCCATGATATGACGAATTGTCGTAGTTTTACCGCTTCCGTTGGTTCCAATAAAACCAAATATCTCACCTTTTTTCACTTCAAATTCGACATTAAAAACACCACGTGAGTGTCCATAGTCTTTAGTTAACTCCTTAATGGTGATTTCACTCATTTTTGTATACCTCCGAACTTTATTTCATCGTGATAGTATGTCATAAAATATGATTCTAGAGTGAGTCTATTATACTCAAAATCAATAACCTTCAAGCCCTCTAAATCACTGAGTAATCTATTTATATTAGTGTCGTGAACATTTACTTTCAGTTGACATTCCTCAATAGATTCAACTTGATACTGAGTTGACTTTGATAATTTATCGAATGCATCTTTTGCATCTGTTTTGTTCTCAAATCTGAACACATAAGTCTTATTCTCATTGTGTTTCAGCTTACTCATTGGAAATTCATCCACAATATGACCATGTTTAATAATAGAAACACGATCACACAATGCTTCAACTTCGCTGAAAATATGACTTGAGAGAAGAATCGTTTTTCCCCTCGCCTTCTCATTTTTGATAAATTCGATAAACTTCTCTTGCATCACAGGGTCTAATCCTGATGTAGGTTCATCAAGTATTAATATCTCCGGATCGTGCATAAATGCTACAATGATTGCAAGTTTTCTTTTGTTTCCAAAACTCATTCGTTTTGTATCGCCACTAGCATCTAACTCAAATAGTTGAATAAGGTGATTAATTCTTGAATCATCATTGACGTTTCTCATTTTTTTCATCATAGAAATGAACTCAAATCCTGTAAGCCCGCTTGGCAGTGCTAACTCACCTGGAATGTACCCAACTGATTTAAGAATTTTACTTCGGTGCTCAAATGAATCTAACCCCATTATCTGTGTAGAACCACTATCTGGTTTAGAAAACCCCATTAGATGTCGAATAGTAGTTGTCTTCCCAGCACCATTTGGTCCTAGAAAACCATATACTTCTCCCTTGTATATATCAAAATTTGCATCAAATACTCCTCGATTAAAACCATAATCTTTAGTGAAATTCTTCACTTCTATCATTTTTAAATTCTCCTATTATAATCTTATCTTCAGAAACTCTACTGTAGTAAGTAAAGTTTCTATTGGCATTATATCATTCACATGTTACATTTGCAACACTTTTAACGTTTGTAACATGAAAATACAAGTTTTCACAATAAGATTTTTTTCATAAAAATAAAATCAAACCTCCAGATACTATGTTAGCTCTCTTTTTATCTTATTTTTGATTCAACTCCGTTGTGAAACATAAAAGTGATACTTGAATCCCTATGCACAACTGCACTTTCCACCATAAGCATCCATATTCGCTCATTCCAGTTAGCTAGTTTATCTTCTGATTCTATTAAATTGTTGATGAACGTTTGCATTGTTTTCTTTTGTCCTAGTTTAGTTTCCTTTTGAGAGATTAATCCATCTAGTTGTTCCTTCAATTTATCATATCGTGCCGACAACTTTTCATATTTCTTGTTATAGGCATCAATGTCCGTGTCTGTCTTAGAATTTTTCATTACCAGTTTATTTACAAGTTCTGTAATTACTACCATCTCATCTTCAATTCTTGTTATTTCGGAATCAATCTTGGTGGTGTCAGTTAATAGTTTAATGACATCCATTGTATCCTTAATCACTCGTTTTTTATCTTTTGCCATGACATTGTATGCTAGAACAAACTTGAGTTTTATGTCATCTTCTTTTAGATGAGGTGTTTTGCATTTGTCTTTGCCCTTGTGGAACTTGCTATTGCATTGATACACAAATCGTTCATATTTAGTATTAGCGTGCCATTTCTTTTTACCGTAGAAACTCCCACAATCTTCACATATCAGCTTTGATGCAAATATATCAGATGAAGAATAGTGAGCTCCTAGTTTATCTCGCCTTTTCATTTCAATTTGAACTTGTTCCCATGTATCTCTATCGATAATGGCTGGGTGATTATTCTCAACATAGTACTGTGGTATTTGCCCTGTGTTTTTTGCAGTTGAATGGTCTAGATAATTTACAGTGTATGTCTTTTGAAGTAGTGCATCACCTTTATACTTCTCATTGGTAAGAATCGATGTCACCACATTTGTTTGCCATTTCGTTGATTTACCACTTGGCGTATCAATACGTTGTGATTTCAGATACTTTGCAATTCCTGTAGGTGTTTTCCCTTCAACAAGAAACATTCGGTAAATCATCCTAACAATGTCAGCTTGGTCTTCGTCAATCACAATCTTGTCATCTTCTTTTTTGTATCCTAGAAACCTTTTATAAGCGAAGGATACTTTCCCTTCTTGGAAACCGACTCTTTTACCCCATGTAACATTCTGGCTAATGGAGCGTGATTCTTCTTGTGCTATTGAAGCCATAATGGTTAAGATTAACTCACTCTTTGGATCAAGTGTCCATAAGTTTTCCTTTTCAAAGAACACTTCAATACCTTTTGCCTTTAGTTTACGAACATAAGAAATGGTATCTAATGTGTTTCTCGCAAAACGTGAAATTGATTTAGTGATGATCAGATTGATTTTACCGTTAAGCGCATCCTTTATCATTCGATTAAACCCAGTACGCTTTTTGGTTGTAGTTCCGGATAGTCCTTCATCAGCGTAAACTTCGGTATACTCCCAGTCAGGTTTTTCTTGAATGTATTTTTTATAGAAGTTCACTTGTGCCTCATAACTCGTATATTGCTCATCTGAGTTAGTTGAAACTCTTGCGTATGCTGCTACTTTCTTAACATGATTCGCATGGATAGGCATTTGTGTAATAGGATTAATTGTTGATGGTATAATTGTAACTTTAGGCATCTTGTTTACCTCCATGATGTTGTTCTAGTGCTCTTAATCGTGCTTGTTCCTTCATTTCAGGTGTCCAACTCTTACTTCTAGATTTATGTTTCCATCGGTAGTTTAGTATCTTCCCGTCTTTCATATGAAACTCTAACATCCTATTTTCTTGAACGATTATCTTGGTTACCTTTGATTTGAATGTAGCCTCATTATGTTGGTCCATATTTAAAAGGTGGTTAGAAGCTTCAACGATTATGTTGTGTGGGACTAGTTTAGAATCACAAACATCTTGACCTTTACTTGCTGATTTCGAACAAATCCAAATGTCCTTCTTTCTCATTTTCTTAGGTGTATAAGTTGAACCACAAGTTCCACATTGTATTAATCCATGTAGAAACGTCTTTTTCTTTGGTAGATTAGATTTGTTCTTAATGGCTCGTTGATGTTTAAGTTTTTGCACTTTATCGAATAATTCATTACTTATGATTGCCTCATGGTTTCCTTTAACCAAATACCGATCCAGTTCTCCTTTATTAATAACCTGTTTCTTTGATAAGTGATTATTCAAGTATGTCTTTTGTAATAGTAAATCACCTGTATAATTACGATTTGAGAGAATCTTTATAATCGATGTTGGACCCCACTTTTTAGATTCTTTTGGTTTTATACCTTTTGCATCTAGTATTTGACAAATTGCTTCAGCACCATTTCCATCAACATATAGTTTGTAGATGAGTTGAACCACTTCAGCTTCTTTAGAAATTACACGAAATGTCTTGTTTTTCAAGCTATATCCAAGTGGTGACCGTCCTCCCCAAATCTCACCTTGTTGAAATTCTCTCTTAATCCGCCATTTCATGTTCTCTGAAACACTTCTGGATTCTTCTTGTGCTACGGATGCTAATAAGGTAAGAACCATTTCTCCTTCACTACTTATTGAGTGAATATTCTGTTCTTCAAAGAATACATCAACATTTAGTTTGTCAAGTTCTCTTACTGTCTCAAGTAGCGTCATTGTATTCCTTGCAAACCTTGATATAGACTTTGTAATAATCATATCAATTTTCCCAGCTTTGGAATCTTCTAAAAGTTGCTGAAACTCTTGTCTCGAGTCTTTGGTTCCAGTGAGAGCTTCATCTGCATACACTCCTACAAACTGCCAATCATTATTATCTTGAATCATTTTCTTGTAGTAATTGATTTGAGCGGATAAGGAATGTAGCATTGCATCTTTACCATTAGATACCCTAGCATAAGCAGCGACTCTAGTTTTCTTTGGTAATTTGGATAATGCTTCGATTTTGGTTATCTTCTTTTCCTTCATCTTTTACCTCCTCTTTGGTTACACTATATATCACTCTTTTAGGGGGTTTAGTCAAGTTGTTAAGGCGATGAATATTACCTTTATTGATACAATACTTTTCTGCTAAAAATGCTTCTGCTTTAAGATATTCAGATTTACTTAAAATACCCTCCTCTAACATTGATTTAATGGGTGCAATGGATAAGTAATACATCTCTAAATTAGATCGATTCATTGTGACTTGATCCTCTTCTTTTCTCATTCCACCATTGCCATCTACATCTGTCTGAACAGAATATCTTTTTCTTTTTCCCTTTTACTGACTTCATCTCAAGACCACAGTTTTTGCAATAACCAACAAGGCTTTCCTCTTCCATTCTCAAACAAGCATAACGAACAGTATCAACTTTTAGATCCAGCTCATTAGCAATCTTTTTGTAACCATATCCTTTGTCTCTTAACTCTTTAATTAATGTGTCATTATTCATACGAACTACCTCCTAAATCATAGTCCGCAGAAATCGTGTAAAAGTTCGGGTCTGTAATAAAAATATTAGTAATATTTGTTTTTCTTATAATTAATTTCATGTGTGATACCTCCTTCAACAGTTAATGGCGAGGTATAACACGTTTTGCCAATAAATAGGAAAAAAGGCAAATAAAAAAGGATCCCGAAGGATCCAATTTGTGGTATAACTTATTTTTTGAAATTACGAATCATTTCACGCATAACAGCTGTTTTTTTCTTATCTTGGGCCATTCCATGAACAGTTTCCATATAACCCCAGCCATCGTCTTGTTCTGTTGTATAAGAACTATGTAAATATGCGCCATTGTCGATTAGGAATGCGATCATTTCGAAATCATCATCTGGACAATGTTTGTTTAATAATTCATCAAGGTCTTTTTGGTTCAGATCTGCTACTACTTCACGTAATACTTCTTTGCTGGTAAATAACTCTGATAAAACTGAACTAATCGTCTTATGTTTGTTTTTCATAATTCGATTTCTATTCTGATTTTGTCTTTGATTTGAGTATTCTACATCCAACTCTTTATCGACTTTAATGAGTTTTTTTAATGCAACAGCATTTTGTACTTTAATCAAGTCAATATAAACTTTCTTCTTATCTTCTCCAACATACAGTGGTAAGATCTTAGCAAGGTTTTCTTCTGATAAGTGATTCGCACAAAGTTCTAGTAATTTCATTTTATTCTCTTTAGTCTCCATCTTTTGAAGGATGTACTCCCCATAAGAAGTACCAAACAACATTCTAGCTTCAGCTATATCCAAATCATAACTCTTTTGCTTGTTAGTTTGAGGTTCATTGTGCTCTCTACGCATGATAACTGAAAGTTTTCTATTGAATCTGATGTGTTGATGGAACAAGACATACATATAAAGAATAACATCATCTACAAGTTCAGGAGACTCATCCAGATGATTGAACACTTCAAAAATTGGATACTCTACATACTTCTTCTTATCATAAAAATCTCTAGCGTACTTAACAAAGTCATTACCATCAAGTGTTGATGCAACTTTTTCACTCTTGTACGAGATTCGATCTGATGTAAACACTTTAACTCCATGTTTATCACAAATCATTTCAAATGTTTCCTTAGTTATATCTCTATCAGTTAGGAATGGTGCAATCTGAGTAATATATGATTTTTTATCAAGAATTGAAGTTATTATTTTGTCACTAAATGAAAACTCTGACATTAGCACCTGTTGTTTTCTAGTTTGTTTATATTTTGATCGTGCATCTTCGTTATGTTTAAGTGCAAGTTGATTGTGATCAATGACTAATTGTAACAACTTATCTTTAAAACTCTCTTTTCCAAACTCTAAAACAGATTGTAGTATTCGATTCATTGTAGCAACGACTAATCCAGAATCGAAACATGTTAATGCTTTAATTAATTCAATATCGTTAGATTTTCCTATTATTTCAAGTGTTTCATTAGTTAAAGGAAGCACCTTATTTCTATTAATAACAGCCTTTGATAAATATGGTGCCCTTGAGTTATTATTCCTAGAAACATATCTAGAATCTTCTTTACCTCTTGAAACAAGTTTTGTAATCAGTTCGACATCCTTATTGTAAACGACTACATCCATCAAAGCATCATTTCGAGATGAGATACTAATCCCCATCCCATGTAATGTCTTCTTCCAAGTTCCGTTACTGCTTACTTCAACATTTATCTTTTTACTATTATTTGTTCTATCTTCAAAAAAAGAATTTGGAATACCAATTATTCCTTTTGAAATCAAGTACTTCAATGTTTTAATTGATTTGTATTTAATAACATAATCAATGATATCTTTGTTGAACTCGTCTGAATTATGGATTTTAAGTCCATTTGATATTGCCTTTTCTAGTTCAACAACCGAATCCTTTTGTACAATCCTATCAAGCAAACTACTATGATCTGATTGAACAGGTTCATCTCCTTTGACTATTTCATCAAGAGAAATCTCAAAATATTTACTTATATCAATTAGTACTTGTAAACTTGGTTCCCCTTTTTCGCTTTCCCATTTACTTACAGCCTTGTCTGTAATATGAAACAACTCAGCAAACTCGCTTTGTGTAAGGTTATTCTTTGTTCTTAAATCCTTTATTCTTTTTCCTATCGACATCAGTCTTCTCCCTTCGTTCAATTAAGTAAATTATAACACTACAAATGATTTTTTCATACCTATTTTGAGTTGATAGCTACTTTTCAGAAACTGAGTTTTAATAAATTCTACTCTACTTTAAGTAGAGTGGCACATAAAAAATGACTATTTTAAGCCGTTCTTATGTCTAACAAAAAAAGGATCCTCAATTACAAGGATCCATCTTTGTTTGAATATTCAACTACAACTTGTTCTTCAATATCATCAATAAATGAACTACAATCTACAAACTTATCTGTGTCGCTGATTGAGTTGTAAGTTTGTGATATTGCTTTTCTTATCAATATGATAGTTTCTAATTTGCATAATAATTCTTCCATACTATTCCTCCTTTTTAATAAGGATAGCATAGTATCGTTTCTAAATTATAGAATGTATAAAATTAGAACATATTTAATTGAATGTAGTATTTTTACACATAAACCTAGTCGTACTCTTATGTAACTCTTGCAAACTAAAAATACTCTTCTCATTTCCAAGATAAGTCTTTATTCAAAATCATCGAAATCATAATCATCAGAATATTCACCATAAGGATCACTTTCATATTCTAGCACAATGTTAACATGTTCTTGATACTGATCAGATAACTTTATACTCTTTACTAAACCTTCAAGAAAATCTACTTCACTAAAACGAGAAAAGAAATCCAGCAATTCATCTTCAGATATCACATCCCTATTCACTAAATTTAGTTTAAATACTTCATTTTCATATATTCTAATTTTGTAATCACTAGAATTATAAGGACAATCAATACTAAAAAGTGTTGTAGTGTACGTTTCATAGAGAACGATTGACAATTGAAAATGAAACACAACCTTACTTTTTAATGCTACTTTTTCAATTTTCATTCCACCGAAAAAGTTTCTCAAACTTCTTAAATTTGTATTCAATTTTACTAATATTTCGTTAAAAATTTCAAGATTACTCATCAAACCACGTCCTTTAAGAATATTATAGTTTAAATGAGGATGATTAACAAACAAAAAAAGGCACACCTTTTTACCAGTGTGGCCGATTTGAGTAATTTACTTCTTATTCGTTTTTCGCATTAATAAATGTTACTTTCTCTCCAGCTATCCTTAAGATGTTGTCATCAATATGAAGTGATGCCTTCACGCCAATAGTCGAACCTTCAGATAAGTACTCCATTACATTGTCCATAACACCTTCACTTAGGTTGACTGGAATCAAATCTGAGTCCTTCTCATTTGGTCTTTTGATATCGATTGAAACGATACCTGCTGACTTGTCGAGTTTCTTTACTCGTCCTACTAAAATTACTTGATTTAACATTCTTTTCCTCCTTAATTTGGTATGTGACATATTACCTAAATAAAGGTACTATAGCAAGCATTATTAGTCTTTATTCTTCAATTTCTCTGCTATGATTTTTTCAGCTTCAGAAAGCGATTCTCTACCTTGCATTTTATTGCTGAAAGAGATGTAGTCATCAATGATGGATTCAATCCTGGATTGGTTGGATTCAACGAACTCTACTGCTTTTTCGGTTGAGCCTGTAACGTTGCTTACCCACTCACTAAAACGCGAAATAACAGCAAGTTTCTTTTCATCACCAGCAAGGAATGCTTCTCCCTTGTTCTTTGCAATCTGATTCTTTTCCTCCACAATCATTATGAATTCCTTGATCGTTTTTTGTACTGATTCATCGAAGACAATATCAGTTGCTTTACTCACAAGGTCATATACATTTTCTGCTGTATTTTTGAGATCTTCTTTAACTTCTTTTATAACCTCATTTAACGATTGGTCTTTTCCAAGTTTTGATGTTACATAAAGTGCTAATAGTAATAAAGATATGATGAGTAAAATTATCTCAAGTGTTGTCATTTTCTTTTCCTCCTATATGTCTATAAATATTAACTTGTGAATCTTCTAGCCTTGAAACGCGATGTTCTAACACATTAACATCTTTTTTCAGTGTTTTTATATCTTTTGAATGCAGTTCAAGTAAGCCTATCATTTTCACATTCTGCTTTTCGATTTTTTGAAGATTTACCATGATTTGATCGTTTTTTGTTTTGTTGTTTTTCTCTTGTCTGTTGAATTGTTTTATTGTGGTAAGGATAACGACTACCATTGTCACAATCCAGTATATTAAATTTTCCATTCTAAATAGATGTAAGATATTATCCCAGTCCACTCTCAATCATCTCATTTCTGTAATTTTCAAGGTAGTCCAGTTGATCTTTAATCTCCTCTACATAGTTTTGTGCGATTTCGTTATCCCAGTTGTTCTTAAAATCCATCATCTTTGTATACCAAGGTTCCTCAACAACAAGTTCATACTTTCCGGTTTTTTCAAAATGATCCACCATTCCTCTAATCCTAAATACATGATAATGAGATTTGAAGTTTGTATTCACATCAAAACGCATACGTCCGTATTCAATTTCAGCTGCGATATGATTCAGCATAAACTCTTTATCATCGTAAATTAATAATTGATCTAAGGTTTCCTGGAATGATGGATTAATATAAATTAATGTTCTATCAATACTCATGACATTGTCTGCGGCTGCTCGATGATATGCAATAATCGATTCATCAAATGTTTGTCTTTGAATAAACCTATCTTTTGCGAAAACGAATAAATCATATTCTCCAATCGTGATATGTAAGTTACCTCTAAACCCATCTAGGACAACTGTTACATCTTTATCACTTGTATTATCATCTAATCCATATGCTATAGACCCACCATAATAAATAAGAAGTATCTCCGTATTTGGAAACACTCCTTCGATTATTTTATATAAATCACTCATTTGGTTCTACCTCCTCTATCACTTCAGCTAAAGGTGGTTCTACCACATCGTAATCATCTACTGCATCCTCAAAGCCTATGGCATTTTCCTTTAACCAATTGTATGCCTGTTCGATTGGATTTGTGTTTAGAAACAACGAAAAATCATCAGTTGGGATCTCGATATCTATTTCTTCCATAGGAACACTCTTGTTTGCACGAGCTTCTTTTGATAAATATGATGCAACACAAATCACTATCTTCTTTTGTGAATAGCTGATGTTAAATGCTGTGATTCGATGATAAGATGCACCGACTCCAAACTTCGTGTTTAATTCTTTTATAATTGCCATAAATACTCCTACTTTCTTTTCATTCTGTAAATTGTTACTGAAATACTATCTGGTGAACCCACAGACATTCCTGGATTGATATATAATGCACCTAAATCTCCATATGCAGTATGTACAAAATCAACCATCTTGATTGATCCATTTCCTTGTCCAGATAATGTTGTCATACTTTTTCCATATGCTACCCAAACTTGTGTATCCACATAATTCGCTTTAAATGTTGGTGATATCTCAAAGTCAATCACTTTAGTAATTCCACTTGTGATGGTTGGTCCTGTCGCATAACTGTCCTCAATATATTTCGCAGTTGTGTTTGTACCTGAACGTTTATCATGCACTGTATCTTCAGTATTAAGATGATGATTAATGTAGGAACCATACAGACTTGATTGAGATGATGTTCTGTAGTAAATATAGGTATCCGAAGTATCTACTGAAGTTCCTTGAGTCGAAGCAATCACATGAACTTTGTAAATGTAATCTGGATCAAACGGATAAGTTAAACTGTGATAATAAGAGTATCCCTGATAAAAATACACCTTTTCAACAAATGCACCAATCTTGACAACACTCGATACTCCACGTGCATATAATGCCTCATTTGAATAATCGAATGCTATTTCACCTAAGTAAGTAAGATTCGATGTGGTAGGTGTTGTAGTACCACGCTTGACTCTAATGATAGCCATTAATATGTACCACCATCAATGATAGATGATGGCTGCAATACTTTACTTGTATCGATACCAAGTTTGTATGTGATTTTGGTTGGGGTATAATTCGTATCAACAACCGGATAATATATCAATCCATCGACAATAACTGAATTTGCATAATCAGTCTCAGAACTTGCTAAATCTATACCTGTAGTATCAGTGATTTCAAACATCTTCACATTATCAAGAATTGTTCTCTGTTCTGATGTTAAGTGAAGATTTGATGAAACATGAGTATTATATGTTGTTAATGCAACCCCACCAAGTCCCGCAAGTGAAATCGTAACTGCTCCAGTTGAACCATTGACACTTGTAACTGCATCAGTTGGTGTTAATAATTCTTGCCAGTTAGCGAGCGTTGAGTATGGTGATGCCTTTAAGATAAAAGACTTGTTTAAGTCAGTTCTAACGGCAACGTCACCTTCCTGTGCATTCGATAAAGCTAGCATTGCAGTTTGACTTGCAACTACATAAGTGTTCGTCATTGCAATCTTCGGTACAACACTATCTGCTAATTTCCCACTTGAATCAAGAATAGGTACATTCCCACTTCCAGTTCCCGTGTTCTTTGTTGATGCAGTTCCTAAGTTGAGTGCAGTAATTTTTGTATCTATCTGATCATCAACTTTGGAAACTCCTGGTATTTTTAAGTAATCTGATTCAGCCAGTGGTACTGATACACTTGCCACTTTGTCTGCTTTTGCTATATATAAATGTTCACCACTAAAATCAACTTGTGGTTCACCAGCTTTTACGGTTCCTGTTGTTCCAGTTAATGGTCCCGTTCCGGCTGTTGTTCTTCTTTTTATTTGAATTGTAGCCATTTAAAATCCTCCTATTTTTTCATGAACACACTGGTGATATTGTGTGTCGTATTACCTGTCGTTAAAGTTACGATTCCATTTTCATATACAACACTTAATGAATAATCACCTGAAGCATAACGGTATGATATGGATGTATTTGATCCAACAAACAGAAACATCTGCTCTCCAGGAAATGTCACCACAGTATGATTATTAATTGTTACATATAAGATAGACTCTCGAAGTTCTACTGAGTTAGTTCCTGAGAAGCGATACGTTCCAGCAGTAACTAAAGTCAGTGATTTTCTCATTGGAAGATAATGATTGAATATCTCATCATCGAGTTCATCTACTCTCGCTTTATCATTATTGATTAGTTTTCGTGAGTAGCTTGTCAATGTTACTGAAGTGGTTGTTTTTGAATATGCACATAGGACAAGTTCATAAAGTCCATCAGTTGTTAGTAAATTAGTAGTTGTCAATGAAGGGTAACTACCTGTTTGTTCTTTTAAATATAAACTGATTGAGTTGTCCGATGTATTCACTCCTAAAACAACGTATCCATATTTACTGGAATCAGGTGTTACACCTATTGTTGTTTGATTTTCTATATAGATGATTCGCCCATATACCGAAACGTATCCATCACTGAATGTAATCGTGTTATTTGCTAAGGTAAAACTTACCTCATTCTTTAGTCCTTTTAAGATTCCTACATCACTTGAAAAGAGGAAATGATATAAATCTGAATCAATCTTAGATGTTACATTTCCACCTTCAAATGTTATCTTTTGTAACCCCACTAGAACTCACCTCCGTCAATGTCAGTATTCGTTATTGTTATATTACTTGTTGAGCCACTGCTTGTGTTTTTACTAAGCAGTTGTATTTTTTCTGTTAATTTCACTCGATACTCTCCTAACGTTATCGTTGCATAGTTCATAGAATCTTTAAATGTAATCCCAGTGATTATTGATTCATATATCTTACCTTTGTGGATGAATGAAACATAGTCTCCAAGATAGATGTTTTTAAATGGAATAAATACTTTGTTCTTCATATCAATGGTAAATGTAATATTGTGATCAAGTTTAGAAGTCACCATTTCGCTTCTTGCTTTAGTTTCTAAAGTTTCGTAATCGTTATCTGTATAGATATAACTTTTAGACATCACGCTTGTATATCTATCATCTGACGTTCCATCTTCTGTGATTTCACCAGTTGTAAGTAAATAAAACGTTTTGATTGTTTGATAAATTTGATTATCGCTTCTTGGATAATAAACAACTTTATTGACAAGTTGACTGGTTGAATCATTCGTTTCCACATTTAAAATAGACGAAAAATCGCTTTTAATTACCATGCCTTGATTTACACTAACAATTCTAAAGATGATTCCTGTAATCCGACCTCTTAAATAAGTGACGTCTGTATCAAAACTAAGTCCATATCCTTTAGATACTAACTCAAATAGTTTTGACATGTTGATGATATTATCTGTTTCAAAACTAAGACTTCCGGTAACACTCGTTTCTTTACTAATTGTCAAATAGGATAAATTTTGTTTCTGATCTGAATTATTCTTGAAGTAAGTCGTTATCACTTGTTGTATGTAATCAGCTAAATCCCCAGAGAAACTTTCAGCAGGTATATCCAAATTAAAAATCTCCCTGAAATCGAGAGACTTGATATTAGTGGTATGATCATCATTTAATTCAATACTTTCAAGGATACCTATATAAGAATAGATGTCACTTTTCAAAACGACGATATCACCAATTGTGCAGTTAATGTTGGTTTTGTTTACTTTAAATGTTGAACGTTTTATTAAAACCATATCTAGAACCAGTTCATATTGATTACTAACATATGCATTATCTTTATATTGCAATGTACTACGATCAAGAAATAATAGTTTCATAAGTTATATTCCCAAGTAACCTTCTAATACAGTTACTCTGCATATTGATTCAGTAGCTACACCAGGTTTAAATTCAATTTCATAGTCTCCATGTTCAAGGAAAATGAAGTTATCTACTTCAAAATCTTGTAAGCCATAAATATCAGTAATCACTCCTGATTCATCCATCACCATTTCTTGCTTACTAGGAATAGAGTTAATGGTAATGGTTATATCTTCTGCAGTTAAATATAAACGTAATGTCGATACCACTTCTCCATCCTTCTTAATTAATAGTTCCGGTTCAACTACACTACCTATCATCTCGATTACAAGTGGTGCATCATTTAGTCCATCATTTCTTACAAATGTTTTTCCTTCATATGAACTTGAATAGTAATATGGGTAGGAATAAGGATAAACCTTACCACTCGATGAACCATTAGCAATAATCTCATACGATTTTTCTTTCAACCAAAGAGATAGTTTTTTAAAGACGATGTTGCTTTGAATAGTATTTGCAATTAGTTCGGCTTTTGTTAAACTTGCAATATCCACATAACAGTATGCTTTGAATGCATCATTTTCATAATGTAGTTTGTATTCTTTATTACTTTTGCTAATGTAATCTACGAACGTTTTATATCCTTCATACCCTCTTAAAAAGATTACTGTTTCTGTTATCTCTGATAGAGGAATGTTATATTCTGAACGAGAATAAAATCGGCTATATTCTAAGTACTTCATATCAAGTGAGAACCCCAATCCACTAACTTGAGAGATGAGGGTTTGGTTTCTATGATTAAAGTAATAAATATCACCGTATTCATTTTCCAAATAAAATTGTCTTATCATATCACACTACCTCCTAATGCCTTATTAATAGAGTCAATATCAAAGGTTGGTGAAGTTGTATTGATAGTGATATTATTAGTGTTTTTTGTTGATGAGTTGGAGTTAGAGTTGTTTACCGTACTGGATCCTTTCAAGTTAAATGTATCTGAAAAGAAATCACCTACTCCACCAAAGAATCCACTAACTTTATCAGCTGCATTTGATGCGAAATTACTGATACCATCTGTTACTTTATTAGCTATATTTGATATCCCTTCAGTGACATTTCCAAAGACATCTTTCACTTTGCCACCAAAATCACCAATTTTCGATGGCAAATCACCAATCCACTCGAATATCTTCTGAATAAATTCAACAATCTTTTGAAGAATATTCAATACTGGTTCCAATACAAACATCAGTACTTCAATAGCAGGTACTAAAATAGCATTTAACACTTCACCTATAGTTGTTATTAGTGGTGCTAAGATTGTCAATATTTGAGCAAACATCTCAATCTGCATAATCAATGGTTCAAGGATAATCTCCAAGATTGGTGTAAGTATATCTAGTAACATAACGATCAAATTAATAATCACATCTAGGATTGGTTGCAATGCCGTCATTAGACTATCCACAATGGCTAAGATAGGCGGTAAGAGCTGCATGAAAGTTTCCATAAGTCTACCAAGTAACGCTCGAAACTCTTCGCTTTGAAATAAAGCCATAGCCAATATAGCAATAAGAGCTCCAATACCTAAAGTTGCTGCATTAATCCCAACTCCTGCAAATATTCCGGATGTCCCTACTGCTTTTAATCCGATAGATGCCATATTTAATAATGGTCCCACTTTTCCTACAACAGATAACACTGGTCCAATGGCGGCTACTAATCCAGTTAAGGTTACAATGATCTTCTTAGTTCCTGAATCCATAGTGTTCCATTTTTCAATCCAGTCTTTTAATGTAGGTACAACGTTATCTCTGACTTTGATAATAAGTTCTTGGATAACTGGTAACAATGTGCTTGCTAAGTCAACACCTAAACTTGACACTGCTTGTTTGGTGCGATCTAGTGCATCTGTAAATTCTCCAGCTTGAGCTGCTTGTTCATTTGTAACTATACCAAGCTCGCGAGCTTCATTTTTTAAATCATTTATAGTTGATGCTTCTTGTGTTAATACGGGAATGATATCTGCTGCTACACGTTCACTTAATAAATCGTTAGCAACTCCTAAACGAATCGCTTCATCTTCAACACCACTTAATGCATCTCGTATCAAATTGAAAGCTTCATCTGTATTTTTACCTTCTAAATCATCAAGAGATAATCCAATCAGTGCTAAACTTTCAGCATACTTGTCACCGTTGCCTGTCGCGATATCACCTAAGATACCATTCACTTTTACAAACGCTCTTTCCATTCTTTCGGTTGATACACCTAAGATAGTCGCTGTATGATTCCACTCTTGTAATGCTTCAGCCGATAATCCTATCTTCTCAGCCGTATCTCCAATTTCGTCTGCTGCATAAGCTGATTTAATAGAAAAGGCCGTTAAAGCAGAAACGGCACCCAATATAGGCACCGTTATACTTTTTGTAAGTGTTGATCCAATCTTACCAATCTTATCAAATTTAGCATTAGCAAGTTGCTTGATTTTATCTTGTGTCTTATCTAATTGTCCATTCATCTTAGCAAGTTCTGCTTCAGTATATTGGACGTTTCGTTTGAGTTTATTAAATTCTTCTTGGCTCATATCACCAACTTGAACAGCCTTTTTAGCATGCTCAAGCTCCTGGTTCTGAGTTTCAAGTTTCTTTTTCGTTTGTACTAATATATCATTAAGTTTTGATTGTTTTTGTTTCCATAAATCAAGGTTAGTACTATCATAACGAAGGTTCGTATTAATCGCACGTAAATCTTTATTTTGCTCTTTTAAATCTTTCTTGATTCCATTTAGTTCGTTCTCTAAATCCTTCCCATCAAGGGTTAGTTTTATGTTTAATCCTTTAACAGTCTCTGCCATTAATATTCACCTCCAGTGCAAAAGAAAAACACACCAAAATCTGATGTGTCTAATTATAAGGTTCTTAACTGTGTCCAGTTCGTTGGTAATCCCATTTTATCTTTGATATCATTTATAGAAATTGAAATCAATTTAGGTGATAATTTATCTATTTCACTCTCAATTTCAGTAATCAACTTACCATATTCTCTTTTCTTTGTTACATCTTTTATTGAAATTAATACTGCTAAAAAATCTTTCTTTCCTTTAACGTATTTGCTTTGGACCATTGGAATTGAAAGCAAATTATGATAATTTGTGTCTCTAATTTCACTCTCTTTTTTTAACTTAATATTATATAGTCTCTCGTCATGAGCGCATATATTTCTAACTTCAGATAATACTTTCATATATCTATTAAGATTTTCTTTCATTAACTGATAGTTTTGCGAAATCGCAATCTGCTCTTGTGGTTTCATCAAGGAAAAGAAGACACTTATATTCCCCATTGTTAAACTGTTAACCAAAACCCACATCGGTACTGCACCATACTTATTAATATGATGTTTTATATAGTCCTTTTTTCGATATGAATAAGCAATAGCGTTGTTGATTTTTGCAATTGATTGATTGATTTTTTCAATTCTAGACTCATACTCTTTATATTGACTTCTATTAGGATTAGTATATGCAGTATCGTTAAATGAAGAAGTCTTTAAATAATTTTCTGACCCATGAACTTTTGAAAATTCATATGACAGGTAAGATTTAAATTGACTTTCTATTTTAAGAATCATCCGAAGAATAATCGCTCTTATATTTCTATCAAAGACATATAGAGAATATATTTCATCAAATTCAGATCCGGGAATATAAGTTTCAGACTGATCAACAGCACTAGGATTACTACCTAGAAACGGTTCTTTGTATCCATTAATCAATGCATAATAGTTCTCTTCACGTAAAATCTGCATTGGCTTACCATTTGTAGGAACTATCAACCCACGATTTCTCAAAATCCTTAACTGTTGTCTATAAGTCTTAAATTCTTTCATACTTATCTCCTAAAAAAAGAAAAGGCCTAGGCCCACACGGGTAACCTAAGCTCGATCACAACTATATTATACCACAATATCCACTATTGTCAATAGATTGCAATTATTCTAAGGCTAAGTTGGTTTTCTTTCATATTTTTTAGTTTATTATATCATAGATTAGTAAATAAGAATATACTAAATTAGGAACTTATCAATATCTTTTTGCGTAGCTCTTTTAATAGATTGCTTCCCATTGATTACATTCATTTCAAGCTCTACAATTTCAAAATAAGTATCCAAATCAAAGCTCTTTGTGTCTTCAATTGAAATACCTAAATGAGCAAGGTTAAAGATGATATTCGCTGTTATGTTTACATCATCACTATTTTGAGGGCGGTTTGTTTGTTGTTCCTTTTTGAAACGTACCGAGCATTTCACCTATCGTATTCGTTAGATTTTCAAGTTCATCCTGATTACTCAGAATAGAAAAATCCAGTGACATCAGAAAGTCGTTGTAAGATTGCTTGCTGAATGGTCGTTGTAATACATATATAATTCGGAAGATTGTGTCAATTACTGTTGATAGATCTTCTTCTTTTTTTGCTTTAGAATTATCTAACTTTTTAATATCACTAAATAGCTCTGTTGAGAACACATTACGGTAATCAATAATCGTAAATAGTGATGAATGAAGTCGATACTCCTTTTCACCAAGTTTCAGTATTTTTTCCATATTAGTTTATCTCCTTAAATAAATGTAGGTAATGCTGGTGCTGTAGTAAGAAAAGCTGCATAGTTCGTATCTCCCACACCTGCGATTACTCTTAGAATTAGATTATCTCCTGATTCAATAGGCCTTGCAGTAATGTTTAATGTGATTGAGTTCGCTTCAATGGAATCTGCTTTCGACTTACTAGCATCTCCAGAAGGTGTAGCTGTACATAAGAAGTACCAAATGCGTCTCGCTTTAATATCTCCTTGAATTTCATAGCCCAAAGCAAATGTCTTTGTTTCACCATTTACTACTTCTACAAGATTTCCGTTTGTATCTTCTAAAACACCAAAGATGTCCTTTTTGAACACGTCATCAATTTCTGTAAATTTAAGCGTGACATTAGATCCTGAATTGGATACTAATGTAGCAATCACTTTATCATCAGCATATACTTGTGTGCTTCCACCGATTGCTTCAGTTGTAATTTCCTGCGCACCTTCTAAACGCTTAGGCGTTGCAAAGGTCCAGCTACCATCTTCAGCTTGTGTAGCCAGTGCATAGTGTACGTTCGTTAAACCAAATGTGACTTTATTACTCATTTAAAAAACCTCCTGTTTAATTTCATATACTCTGTTGACTGAACTGTCTTCATTGACAAATTCAGATAATAATTCAAATTCATATCCCATAAAATAAAGGGATTCTTCTAACTGTTCTTCTAATCCTAAGTTCTTCTTTTCTGTGATCAGACTGACTTGAAATGTTGCTACTTTTGCGACTGCTCTATCATCTGCATAAACAATGGATCGATTGCTTAATTCTTGGTAGATGATATAGTTCGGATCTGATTCTAATCCTACCCTCGTTCCATAAGATACCTTACCTGGTAAAACAGAGTTTAAAGTATCGTATAAGGCTTCTAACTTTTCCTGCATTAGACATCACCTTTTTCAATAATTGTTTTAATATCTTCTAGCATTCTAGGTGTAAGTAAATCATAGGCTGGACGCATAAATGGTCGTGGCCCTACATACTTACCACTACGATGTGTAAATCCGAATTCTAGTAAATGTGTTAGTTTTCCTTTTTCATTTGAGAAGATAACAATAGTTTTGTTGATTCCACTACCTTGAGATTCAGCAATAAACGAATCGGCAAATGGTTTTGAACCACCACTTCTTGGTGCATGTGTTTGAATATACTTTACGATTTCCTGAGCTGTTTCATCTAGTCGTTTTTCAAGTTTTCCAATAATCTCTTCAGCATACTCTTCTACCATTTCAGATATAGCAACACCAAGTTCATCAAGCGTAATCATTGATGTCACTCTTTCTGATCTTAGTTCTACTCAAATATAACTCAATGAACTGTCCGATCTGATACGTTCGTTCAATCTTGTATATATCACCTGCTATGTCTGCGTATTTGCTACCATCGTACAAGAAACTTTGAATTTTAAGTGCAACATCGATTCTTATATCTGATCGTTTACTTTCATAGTATTCGTTCGATGTAATACTAAAGTTTATACCGCTAACTTCTTTTGAGTTTTGAAGTTGATATGCCGAAGATCCAATTGAATTTTGAACCAAATCCATAGTTAGTAGTTTCAATCTAATGTTTGGTGAATTAGGATACATTTTCATCTGCTCCTTTTGTTAATGCAATCTGTCCTACCAACATATCAAATGTTTTAGGTAGTTCCTTTGCACTCCCATCATTCTTAAAACCAAAGAATGTCTTCACATAAATTATGATCACTGTACTAACCATTGGATTTGATTCATCGTTTATATAAGAAGGATCAATCCCACAGCTCGTTAGGTATGCTTTACAACTACTAATATGAGTTGATAGTTCATCGTCAGCATATGATTCTGATTGGGGGATAAGTAATGCTTTTTTCACGATATCTAATATTGCCATGAGATCAATCCTTTCTTAATTTAGTCTAAGCTACTATTATGCTGCAGCTTTCTTTTTGATGCGTAGGAATCCGTTATAACCGACTACGTTACCACCAGTGAAAACTGATGCTTTATAGCTGATGATTCCATCTTTGAATTTGTAATCAGTTGATTTACCGATTTCAACTGGTGAGAATACTGGTACTTCATAATTGGTAAGTGCACCGTAAGCGATACCGTATTCTCCAGCGGCTGTATTACTATCTGAGATAGCTTTACAGTTTGAGTTAATGATATAAGGGATACCATCGATCGTTTTATTGACGTAATCAATTGTGTGTACTTTTCGACCTTCAGGTGTTTTCAATCCAGCAAATGCACGTAAGTCATTCTTATTCAAGATAAGTACTGCTCCACCTTCGACTTCTTCATCTCCACCATAAGCAAAGACAATATCATCAAGTGTTGAATCAGTGATTGCTTCAATTTCAAGTGGTGTGGTATCCGCAAGAGCTACAGCTGCATCACTAAAGATTCCTGTGAATGTATTAGTCGTTCCAGCCCCACGTAAGATTTGCTCACTGATTTTCTTTTTCAATGAGATATTGATATTGCGTAATACTTCTGCTTGATAAGGAATCGCTGGTAATTTTTCAAGTTCCTCTGTGATTTCCGTATAGGCAGTAATCTTCACTTTGGAAATTGTCAGATATCCAAATGCAGGTTCTGTTTCACTGTAAGGTTGTCCTTCAAGTGTAGTTCCAGCAATACCATTGCTCTTAACAAATGATTTCTTGTACGTTTCTCCACCATTTAGGTTGATTACATTAACACGATCAACAAGTGTGGAAACTTGTCTAAATGGTAATGGATCTAATCCTGAAGCTGTATGATCAGGTAATAAAATTTCTTCACTCGATACTTGAATAACTCTTGATTCACGTAAACTAGCTCCACGTTGTTCTAGTTTTTCTTTGTCAATTTTAGTTCTGTTATCGATAACAATTGGTTTGATTTCTGTTTTACTAGCAATCGCCATTTTCTTATCAATAACACTTCTTTCTTCTTGAAGCTCAGTCGTTTCAGTTTCAAAAGCTTCTAGTTTTGTAATATCTGTTTCATTATCGACAAGACCTCTGATTTCAGTCAGTCTTGACTCGATTTCTTTTCGTCTAAGTTCTAAATTCATTGTTTTTTCTCCTTTTAAATTTGTGATTTGATTTTGATTCGTTTTTTGATAATGCTTGCGTTTTGTTCTTGCTCTGCTAACTCCATAGCCTTTAGTTCTAACTCCATAGATTCTAAAGAACGAGCGTATATACTAGTTGCATCATAAGCCGGAGTATCCACAACCGACACATCATACAATCGTTCTATCTTTGTAATAGTTCTTTTTGGAATTCTACCTTCACGGTTCCATACTTGTTCATCTACCGTAAAAGCAAAACTCATCTTATCCAACAACCCACTTCTTACCATTTTATAGATGTCCTGGTTTGTATTCGTATCTAATAATTCAGCTCGGACTTTTAATCCTTGCGAATCAACTGATAATTGAAGGGACTGGTTTCTTGTTCTTGCTAAAATTAAAAAGGAGTCCATATGATTGTATTTCATAGGAACATCCTTCATTTTTGTTTCTGATAGTGCTCTTGAATCGATTTCTTCAATGAAACCATATTCTTCATCACCGATTAATGTTTCATTATTAAAGACTAGTGCATAGCCTTCTAATATCATCTTGTCATCTTCTTCATGAAGCGTGACATCTGCGAGTCTAGTTTCCTTTATCATTATTTCTGGTCTCCACTTTCTTAGGTTTAGGTGTTACTTGTTTTTGATATTCATATTCAAGCTCAGAGTCTTTATAGAAAAGAGACTCGAGTTTCTCTTTTTTACAATAATCATCAATGATAATCGTTTTCTTCTTTTGTGTATCTAAGATAACCTTTAAGGCATCTTCTGATATCTTTCCATTAACTGTTATTTTCATCTATAGGTTCCTCCGTTCCTACCTGATATTGATTTGCTTTATCTGCATCCACAAAGTTTAATGATTGAAGTCGTTTGTTTCCACCTTCGATAGGTTCAAGTCCTAGTAGTGCTCTTGATTCATTTAATGACATAATCCCAAGACTCATCAGTTTCTCAATAGCTGCTACTTTGGTATTCCATGAAGCATACTGTAGTCTTTCGCTATAGAATATGATTTCTTCTCCACGTTCTAGCTGATTATCCGTAAGTAAGCCTAAAGAAAAAGCCTCGCTAAGTTGAATAGCTAAAGGCTCTATCGTTGACTCATAGAATGAGTTATATTCATCTTCTGTATATTTGTTAGTAAAGATTGGGACTGATACTCCAAAGTAATCCAGGATCTTCGCTTGTAAGAATTCAAGTGTATCCTTATCAATCAGTTTCGGATCAACTGCTAATGGAATATACTCTGACTTTAAATCAATCGGAATAATTGAACTTCCCTTCAAACTTACGGATTCTGATAATGCAGCATCGAATAACTCACGTTGCTTCTTCTTATCCGTTTCTGATAACATACCATTCATTTTCAAGATACCTTTAATCTGCATTGAAGATTTCACAGCATTATCGATTCCTTGAAGTAAGCTATCGTTGATGGATATCGTTTTTAGTATTGCTTCATGATCGCCCGTTGATCCAGTTCCTCCAAAGATATCATTCTGTCCGAAATGTCGTCTTAAATGAATGACATTATCATAGGGCAATATGTATGACTCTCCATTATCGAACAAGAATTTGATGAAGTAAGTATCTGAGCTATCAACAATGATTTCTACAGTGATCGGTCTTAATGGATAGATACCTTTTAGTTCACCTGTATCTTTATCGAACTTCGGATAAACAAATGCGTTATCATTCAACAAGAGTAATGTGATTGTTTTGTAGATGAAGTCATAAGGTGTCATAATTTCGTTCGGTTTATACTTCAAAAGAAAAGACAGCCTACCTTTTTTCTCGGTTACTGTCTTATCGTTTTCGGTTTTTATAAATCTGGGTTTGAGTTTCGCACATTGACTTGCGACTCGATCAATACATATTTTTACTACATCACTCTTTGAAATGTTTGTACCAAATGGTGTGTAAAACGTATTTAAATTACTGATTAACTGGAGTGCATCAAATGATCCAGTCTTTTTTCTTCTCTTAAATAAGGCCATGTGCACCTCCTATTTCATGATTGATTTAAGATGTTCCCTTACCAGTTTTAATAATTCATCTTTTTCTTTTTCAATTTCTGAAGTTCTCTTCCAGCATTGAGTTTCTTCCTCTGCATACTCTTTTATATATGTATCTCTTTTAAAGATCATCAGGTCCGGAAACCATGCAATTTGCAATCTTGCTTTATCTCTAAGTTCATCAAACCCTTTATATATGTTTTCATCGATGAAAGGTCTATTAGCAAAAAGCACTTCGATATATCCATTGTATGCCTTTACTGCGTCTTCATAGATTTTCTTTCTGTATTCAATTTTCTTTTCCTCATCAAATGGAGTAGCTCTGTCTAGCCCATTTGGAAACAATGAGTGTATTGAAAAATATAACTTATGAAAAGTTACAGAAAGTTTTTTGTATGTTTCAATCTCAATATCAAATTGTACCTGACTCATATAGTTTGTTCGATCATATTTTGCTTGTAATTGCTGTATTTCCTTTGACTGCTTATGTAGTAAAAAAAAACTGATGAATGTCCATAAAAGTGTTAATGATGAAATAATTACTGCAATAATATCCATAAATTGCACCCCCAATTTATAAATATTATATCATATTTTCATAATCTGTCTTATATCTATTTAGAACAACATAGGCAATTATCAACGCTACTGTTCCATCAATTCGTTTGTACTTAGAGTTTAGTTTTGATGGTTGGATGTTTCCATTTAAATCAACCTTTGCTTGTGTGTTAGCAAGACACCATTTCAAGATAGGATTATTGTTATAGTTCACAACATTGTTTTTTAGATCTGCTTCTAGGATTTTCATTGGTTCTGATAAAGAATAGATACCTTGTCTTACTTTCTCCATATTAAAACCTAAGTCTTCCATTTCTTTTATCCAGTACTGTGAGTTCCAGGGGTCATACCCTACCCATAGTGGTCGGATTCCATAAGTTTGTATCATCTTCATAAACCACTGAGTTACTAAACTAAAGTCATTTTGATGTCCATCAGTGAGAGTCACAAAACCTTTCTTAATCCAAATGTCATATGGAACGTTATCTTCTTTGATTCTCTTTTCCACTACTTCACTTGGCATAAAGAAATGCGGTATGACATACTTCTTATTGCTATCTCGTTTTTGGATAACCAAGACTGCAGCTGTCAGGTCTGTTGTTGAAGATAGATCGACACCACCAATTGCATAAGAATCTCTTAAATCATCGATTGAATATTTGTCTTCATTGTTCAAATCATCAAAAGATAACCATGAACCTGAATCTGCTTGCTTGATATTAAAGTCTTTACAAAGCATTGTCACCCTTGTGGATAAGTCGTGCTTCGATTTGTTCATAACATCTTCTAAGTAATTATTGAGTTTTACGACTCCAATACTAGGATTCGACTTTTGCCATGTGGTTGGATCTTCGTAAATCTCCTTAGTTGAGTCTTGTGTGTAGAGCCAGGGAAGTACTCTGTTATCTTGTATTTCACCTTTTAACATTTTTCTAGCATATTCTAATTTACTATCTAAAAAACCACCGATGGTCGTCCCTTCAGTGGTTATGATAAATATTAACGGTTCTTTCTTTGTTGATTGTGATTGTTTGATTGCATCATAGACTTTTGAGTCCGTCATTTCATGGACTTCATCAATACAACCAACTTCGATATTGTATCCATCTTTGTTTCTTGATTGAGCAGATAACTTCTTAATCTTATTCTTAGTCTTCGGAGAATAGATGTGATAGATGTTTTTCTTACTTCTAGTTTCCTTTGATAAAGCCGGAGATTGTTCTCGCATGTTGTTGATCTCTTCAAAAAGAATGTTTGCTTGTTCTGTGGTGTTAGAAGCACATACAATATCTACTCCACCTCTTGATAAAAAGAACTCAGCCAAATCTATACCGGCAACAAATGTCGTCTTCCCATTCTTACGAGCAATGAGTAATATAACTTCATTAAATCTACGTAATCCTGAGTCGGCTATCTTAAATCCATATGCTGTTTGAAGGATTGCCTTCTCCCATAATTCTAGAATGAATGGCATACCGTTGAATGGAGACTTAGTGTGTTTACAAAACGTTTCAATGAAATCAATCCTTAGTTGTCCTGGTTTCTCATCAAAATAATACAATGGATTTTCTAGATCTTCTATCAGTTGATCTATTTCAGTTTTTAATTCCTCACCTACGATAATATTTCCATTTTCGATTTCATTGTAATACTCTACCAAATAATTCATTCGCTTGCTCTCTTAAGAAATTCATCAAATGCATCATCTCCATCATCTACTTGTGTTCCAAGAATACTATTTAGCGTTTTAATTACTGTTCCATATGAGTTCACTAATTTTGTGTAATACTTGGCGGCTTCAGTCTGACGTTGTGCACCTCTACTTGAAGTTTGAACCGCACCATATTTTCTAATCTGTTCTTGTAACTTATCAAGTTCCACTTTCATAAATGCAGCTTGATAAATTAAGTTATCTACTAATTCTGTCTTTGATTCATCGACCAAAGAAAAAAGCGACTTTAATCGCTCGTATTCTATATTAATCATAACTTGAAAACCTCTTTTCCGATTTTCAAAAAATCTTCCTCGTGTTTCTTAATTGCCCCCTTACGCGGTACCCTTCGCACATAAATAACAGGCATTGGGGCGGGGGTTAGAATAGCAAGATCATTTCAATGCACTCTTCCTGCATTTGAGGAAGTTTGTAATCAAAGCTATCACCAAAATAGATTTTTTTATTAAAGAGTGAAGCATCAGGAAACAGAGATTTAACTTCATCTTTTAATTCTGTAAAAACATCTCTTGTTGTTTGAATATCCCCAATAACACCTTTACCTTGTATTTCACCATTTAATTTAATTAAGTCAATTAATACTTCATCCTTAGTTCTCATATTAGCACACCCTTTCAAAAAGTATTATAACATGAATGGTTATTTACTTCATTATCAAATTACCATCTTCATCAAAATGCTGTGACTTTGAGAAACGCTTATGTTCTGAGTTGTGACATTTCTTACACAACAACTCAAGGTTCTCTTGATTCAAACTGATGTTCGGATTCATTACATTATGTACTGTTAATCGTTTAATGTGATGAACTTCTTCTCCTAAAGCACCACAACGTTCACACTTTCCATTAGCATCTCGTATCTTGATTTCTCTTGCTACTTGCCATGCTACTGATTTATAGAATCGATGTATTTCTTTAGGCTTTCTCATAAAGTTTTCTCAGTTCAGTTATCTTATCATCTACATGTTCCCAACGAACATCTAAATCTTCACGACCAAAGTGACCATACTTCGCTAACTCCTGGAACTTAACACTATCAAGGTTGAGTTCTTTTCTTATGCTTTGTGGTCTAAAATCAAATACTTTAGTAATAAGACTTTGAATTTGATCATCACTAATGACACCAGTTCCAAAGGTATCTACATAAACACTTACAGGTTTTGCTATTCCAATTGCATAACTTAGTTGTAACTCGCAACGTGTCGCCAAATTTGCCCCAACAACGGCTTTTGAAACGTATCTGGCATAATAAGCCGCACTACGATCAACTTTGCTTACGTCCTTGCCAGAAAAGGCACCTCCACCATGTTTAGCATAACCACCATAAGTATCTACAATAATCTTTCTACCAGTTAATCCAGAATCAGCATAAGGACCACCAATCACAAACTCACCCGTAGGATTGATTAATACTTCTGCCTCTAATATCGTATCGAAATCAAATACTTTTGTTAACACTTCATTGATGATAATGTCTTCTGCTTTTTCTAAGAATACTCCAGGCTGTGTTTGCGCTGAAACAACAATAGTCTCTACTTTCTTAGGTCTACCATTTTCATAGCCAACTGAAACCTGGCATTTTCCATCAGGTCCAAAGATGTTTGAATACTTCTCTTTACGAATTTTATCCATCTCTTTTGATATTTGATTAGCTAGCATGATAGGTAAAGGCATGAATTCTTGTGTTTCGTTACAAGCGTAACCAAACATAATACCTTGATCTCCAGCACCTTGTTCATGTGTTTCGGTTGAGTTCACACCAAGAGCGATATCAACTGATTGTTTTGATATCTTCTCCATAACTACAAAATTATCATCGTAGCCAATCTCTTTTAGTTTTTGTTTTGCTATAACTGCATAATCTACTTTCGCAGTTGTTGTGACCTCTCCAAAGACAAAGACTAAATCATCTTTGATTGCTGTTTCAACTGCTACTCGAGCGTTTTTATCTTGTTCTAAAATAGCATCTAGTATCGCATCGCTGATTTGGTCACAGATCTTATCCGGATGTCCACTAAATACTGATTCACTTGTTATTATTTGCATTAAACTTCATCTCCTTTATATACGACTAAAAAAGGAGCTTTCGCTCCAGTTCTTATTTTGCTATCTCCCATGCTGTATAAACTGAACGATATGAACAATCCCAAGTATCAAGTATCACTCCATTTACACAAGCGGTTATATGACCAGCCATTTTTAAGATGTAAGTCCCTTTTGGATGTAACTCGGTAAAATCACTACCTTTGATTCTAGGTTCACCTTTTACTGCCTTGAATATAAGTCTTGGATAGCCTTTCAGATAATCGTATAAGAACTTCGTATCTTTGTAACTCGAATACCCTAACTCTCGTTTCTTACGATTCAATTCCCTGCGACATTCTAAGTAATCCGTATCGGTTGCTGTTGCAATTGCTCTTACTACACAATCTCCAGTTTTGATTCCTTTCGGATGTGCGTTAAATTCCTTAAACATAAATAGCCTCCTTTAATTTGGTTACTATATATATCACTCTAAAAGGACTAAATAGCAAGTTATATTTTCACTATAGAGACTTATTTTCAAAGTAACCAAAATCGCTAAGTGGAGACCTTTCTCCATTTCTAATCAAATAGCAATTCTCGTTTGATTCTTTATGTTTGATGTAGCGTTTAACAATAACATCGATAAACTTCTCATCTAGTTCCATCAGATACGCTTTACGGTCTAATTGATCCGCAGCAATCATGGTTGAACCAGAACCACCAAACAAATCAAGAATAGTTTCATGACGTCTTGATGAATTGCTGATTGCTTTTCCTACAAGTTCTAGTGGTTTCATTGTTGGATGTTCCTCATTCTTTCTTGGCTTGTTATATTCCCAAATAGTATCCTGAGAGCGATCATCAACAAAATAATGAGCAGCACCTTCTTTCCATCCATAAAGGATGGGCTCATGTCTCCAATGATAATCTTGTCGTCCAAGTACTAAAGCATTCTTGACCCAAATCAAACATTCAGCTAATTTATAACCAGCACTCTTGAATGCATTTCTAAAGTTGAGTCCTTCTGTATCAGCATGGCAACAATAGATCGCACCACCAGGTTTTGTATGTTCAAACATATTCTGAAAAGCAGCCAATAAAAAAAGATAGAAAGTATCGTCTTCCATCTTATCGTTTTTGATCTTTCCAGCTGTCCCTTCATAATCAACATTGTAAGGAGGATCAGTAAAAATCATATCTACTACTTTGCCATCTAATAATTTTTTCACTTGTTCGGGATCAGTTGAATCACCACACAACACTCGATGAGGACCTAACTCATAAATGTCACCAGATTGCGAGAATGGAACTTCAGGGATTTCATCATCAATATCAAAATCATCATCCGCTGCATTATCAGGAAGCAACTCTTCCATCTCTTCAAATCCAAACTGAAGCATATCCATATCCAAGTTTGCAAGTTCATCCTCAAGCTTTGATAAATCCCAACTAGCCAGTTCAGCTGTCTTGTTATCAGCAAGCCTAAATGCTTTGATCTGTTCCTCGTTTAAGTCATCTGCGATAATACACGGCACTTCAGTTAAACCAAGCGACACAGAGGCTTTTAAGCGGGTATGTCCGGCTATAATGACGTTATCACTAGTAATCACAATCGGTACTTTAAAACCGAATTCTCTGATTGAATTAGCAACTGCTTTAATTGCCTCATCATTGTTTCTTGGATTGTTTTCGTACTCTTGGAGTACTTGTACTGATTTCATCACTATATTCATTTGTCCATACCTCCTCACCTTTTTCTAGGCGTTTTTCCATAAGCTCAATTTCTGCTTTCTTTTCGTTATATTCGATACCAAACTTCGTAATCAGCAGATACTTGATCGCTTGAATATCTGGTAATGATTGTTTCTTGTATTTTGTGATACGCTTTTTCGTACCTGTCTTTGTTTCCTCAATAACGGTTTGTGTTTCTTCATATTCAAAGCCAATCGCACGTTGATAAACAGCATCTACTAGTTTTTGCCTCAAGTCCTCATCACCAAATTGAAAAGCATCATCTAATCGTTTGTGTGATTTACGTAACTTGATGATTGTCTTTTCTGTGATACCTAAATATTCAGCTACCTGTTTTTGAGTAGCTCTTTTTGATATCATCTCTGATATTGCTTTTAATTTGTTTTCTAAATGTCCAGATTTCTCCCAACGCTCATACGTGTCAAGCATCTTTCCTTTCATAAAAAATCACTCCAACTGTAACATAAAATTGTAATTGTTTACGAGTTGGAATACTACAAGTATCTCTGCAAAAACAAAAAAGAACCCATAATTATATGAATTCTTCTCATTTCTAGGCTGGTTGTTAAGCCAGTATTCCATGTATCTTACACCTTGCTCATTATAATACTATCACACCCTTGACAGTTTCACAATATATCAACCTTGCTCAACCTTGTCATTTTGCCCTCGCAGATTTTACACATACTGTTATGAGAGGAGTTGATACTATGAAGGAAACAATTGTTGAACTCAAAATTAAAGGTTATCATGTAGCGATTGATGATGAATCAACTATCATTACTAAAGATGATGAGACACTACTAAAAGTAGAGCATAAACACATTAAAGCAATGATAGAGTTCATTACACTAAAGATTAACCAAATCAAGAAACAAATCGAAACTAAGGAGTAGCTGCAAACTCCTTTAGTTCTTTCAATCAATCTCGATTTCCAACAAAGCCTTATCATGCCATCTTCTTATTGTAGCTGATGAGAAGAACATTCTTTCAGCAATTTGTCTCCAACTTAACCAATCAATATATCTATAAACTAAAATCAATTGATAATTTTGATCTTCAATTTCTTCTATAGCTTGTATTGCTTCTTTCTTATAACCAGGTAGTTTTCGTTTCATTTCTTTGATTTCAATCTCATAATCCAAAGTCTTAAGTATCCACTTCTCAAAGGGAGCTTTCAGACTTTTGCCACCATCAACTCGAATTGCATCAAATTGAATGCCCGGTATTTCATTAGCCAAACGTATGTACGTATCTACTAATGCTTGTAGCTTTTCAATTTTCACTTTTGTATTGTGATATCTGCTTAGGTACTCTTTAGCCGTCATCTTCTTCCTCCTTGAATTTACTTAACACATTAATTTCAATTGATATCCCTGTTGGATCATCGGACCATAATTTTTCCACATGTTCAACTACTACTTGGGCATCATCATTCCAAAATCCGACTTCTGTCATACAGTCCTTCAGCATCTTCTCCAGATTATCTGTGTCTGGTCTAGTGACTCTCCATTCCTGATGCTTATGTCTTTTACCTTTTGGAAATCTCCATATCACATCAAGCCTAATCGGACCTTGCATTGGTTCCTTTGGTTTGAATGGTCTTAAGTGTTTGATTATTGTTCGTCTTGCTTTCTTTAATTTTTCCGGTTTATAGAAAACTGGTTTGTTGTTCACCAGTGTTACTTTATTTTGTTGTGCTGTTATTGTTGGTGGATCTAGTAATAGAAATATTTTCATAGTTTCCTCCTTTTTCAGAATTTTTTAGAATTTTTAGTTGAAGAAAGGCAAGTGCTGACGTTGATGCATTTGTTTGGGATAGGGCAGGCTTACAAGCCCTATCCTACAAACTATGCGTCAGCGTGTTGGAAACAACATGTATATATAAGCCCTATTTTCCAAGTTTTTTTCCAAATGGAATAAAGGAGTTTTTTTCCTATTTTCCAAAACAATCAATTTTCTTGGAAATATGTATTTTCCAACTTTTCCAATACTAAGTTTTTCGTGAAATGTCGTTTTTCACTCTTGTATATTCTTCATCAAACTCTTTGATTCTATTTCTTATAGTTCGCTCGCTAACTCCTAAGTACTCAGCGAGTTCATCAATATCACATACTCCATTTTTACCCACGTTGATATCAAATGCGCGATCAAACTCTTCTTTTCTTGACTCGGGAGTTTGATTTCGTTTTCCACTTTTAGTCAAATTACCCTTAGGATCCCCATTAGCATATACCTTTTGAAGAATCCCCGTATCATCAACTCGATGTATCGGATATTCAAACCAAAAGTTTACTGGTTTAAAATTAGGAAATTCACGTAAACTACTCTCTAGTCTCCACGCTGTAGAATTAGGGTTATCAGCATTCTGTAGCATAAAATCTTCATCTGCTTCGAGCTGTATCATATCAAGTTGTGCGTCAGGATCACGTGCAAATACCCCACTACCACTCGCTCTGTCCATAGCTTTTTTGTATCCTTGATTCCCCTTGCTATGATGATGTGAGTAAATAGCTGCACAGCCTGTTTCATTGCAAATCTTATCGAATTCATTAGAAAAAGCTCCCATTTCACTCGCATTGTTTTCATCACCTGTAATTACTTTATAAATTGGATCTATAATAATCGCATCAAAGCCTTGATTTTTCACTTTACGTATGAGTTTAGGTACTAGTTTATCAAGTGGCATTGCACGTCCACGCAAGTTCCATACTTTTATATTTGAGCTGTTTTTTGGTTTTAACTTTAATGCTTTATATATTTTGTCAAACCGATTTAAACAGCTCGCTCTATCGATTTCCAAATTCACATAGAACACTTTTGATTTTTTGCATTGAAAACCAAGCCACTTCATACCTTCAGATAAAGCGACCGCTAATTCCATTAATAAAAAACTCTTTCCTGCTTTAGATGAACCTGATATGAGCATTTTGTGTCCTACTCTAACAACGTCTTCAATAAGTTCTGGAGCTAATGGTGGAAGATTTGATAATGCCTCATCAAGTGAATCAACACTTGGAAGCTCATCAGCGTTTCCTTCAACAAAATCCATCCACTCATTCCAACTTCTTCTACCAATATCAGTATCTACTAAAGTTTGCATGACACCGTTTCTTATCACTCCAGGTAAACGTGATAGCCTTGAAGGATTTCTGTTCGCTCTATCTATTTTTAGTCCGTTCTTGTTTAAGAAATCATATAGAAAATCGACCCTTTTACGGTACTCTTCTGAATCTTTGGCATCAACTTTTACTATGGCATGCAAACTTCTATTACCACTATGTACTAAGCAAGTAATTGGTAGCTCAAACTTACGATAAATTGCATCTTGTTCGGATATCGGCATATCGTCTGATTCAACGAGCGCATGCGTAAAGCGTACAATGTTTTCATTTTTGACACCAACACCATCAACTGGATTAAATCTGATCCAAGCTCCACACTCTTCTTTAGAATCACCTAGAACTGCACCTATGTCATTAGGATGTTTTTCAAGTAAATTAATAAGTTCTGCGGCTGTTCGATCGTACTGTCCTTTTTTAGGTATCCATTTCCCATCACTGTTTTGCCATACATCATTTGTTACATAGCCTACATATTCATCATCATAAAAAAGTGTATCCAAGTATTTTATGAGTTGTTCAGAAGGAGTGAGGTCTGTTGTTGGATCATAAATTAGTCCATCGCCATCATATTCAATCGTATCGTTCCAATCCATTACTCCACCATAAGGTTCCCATCCTGTGTCTTTTGCCATCTTGATAATCGTTCCACCTGATATAGGAATAGAGGAACCTTTGAAAGTTCCCCATTTCATAGAACATTCACCGTCTTTATAACGGTTGTCATTCTTGCTCCAATCATTCCATACTGAACAGTCATATCCTTCGGCTTTTAGTGCCATACCTATTTGTATCCATTCTTCATATGTTGTGTTTGATGCATCTATTTGTTTTAAAGCTTCTAATATACTGTCCATTGATGTCCTCCTATGGTCTATAAGTTGCAGCATTGATTGTTCTTGGTAATGTCCAACGATTATCTGCAATTCTTGTAATCATTTTGCTTGCTGCTTCAAATGCCCACATACCGACATGTAAGAATCCGTATCGTTCTAAGAAGCGTATTTGTTTCGGTGTTGCTAATCCTTCAATTTGTCTGTTTTTCAACTTCTCAATCAGCATACTTGCCATACCACAGCTTGATACTGCATCAGGAAAGATTCCATGATTTTCTAGATACTTTAATTGCTTATCTGTAGCAGGTCCCATTTCCCAAACAAAGGTCGGTTCATAACTAGCCAAATCTTCTGCTGAAATAGAAAATGCATATTGAATTGGATCCACAAGTTTCGATTTTCGTTTACGCATTGAAGCAAGTTCTCTAGCCAATGCATCTTCACGTTCTTGAATAGCGTCTCTTTCTGCTTCGACTTCAGCTTCCATTAAATCGATACCAGATTCTTGATCCATCATTTTCTGATCGATACGTTTTGCTAGATCTTCATCTTTTGAAACAAGTGCGGAAGGTCTACATAAATCGTGGCGTTCTGTCATCCATAAGAAATCAAGCAATAATAACTCTTTCTTTCCAGGATGTAGTCTCATACCACGTCCGACCATTTGTTGATAAAGGCTTCTTATTTTCGTTGGTCTTAACACAACAATAGTATCTACTGAAGGACAATCCCAACCTTCTGTTAAAAGCATCGAATTACACAATACGTCATATTCTCCAGCTTCAAAGTCAGCTAAGATTTCATCTCTGTCTTTACTGTTTCCGTTTACTTCAGCTGCTCGTATCCCATGTAAGTTCAACAGTTCACAAAACTTCTGTGATGTCTTTACTAATGGCAAGAATACGACTGTCTTTCTACCCTTACAGTAATTCAGCATTTCTAGTGCGATTTGATTAAGATATGGTTCTAGTGCTGATCCAACTTCACCTACAGCATAATCACCATTGGATACACCTACACTATGGATATCTAGTTCAAGCGGAATCATCTGTGCTCTTACTGGTGCTAGATATCCTTCTTTGATTGCTTGATGTAGTGAATATTCATATGCTTTTGAATCAAAGTATTTTCCTAGATTCTTTTGATCTGATCTATCAGGTGTGGCAGTAACTCCTAGAACATTTGCACCTTCAAAATGACTTAGTATTCGCTGATATGTATCACTCATTGAATGATGCGCTTCATCTACTACGATTGTCTTGAAATAATCACTAGGAAAGTTAGTGAGTCGTTTATGTTGTGATAATGTTTGAACCGATGCTACAGTTACTTGTTCTGATGAGCCAATGGCAGAGGACTCAGCTTTTTCTAAAGCCGAATCCAATCCACTGGTTTCAAATAGTTTCTCTGAAGCTTGATCGAGCAATTCTCCACGATGGGCAAGGATAAGTGCTTTACTTCCATCCTTCGTCTCTTCCTCCACTACCTTTGAAAATACAATTGTTTTACCTGTACCAGTTGGAAGTACTAATAACGTTTTTTGATGGCCTTGTACCCATTCGTTTCTAATTGCATCTACAGCTTCATTTTGATAAGGTCTAAGTTCCATACCTGACACCTCTTAAAAAGGAAGATCGTCAGGAATGAAAAACTCTTCGTTGTAGTCGATAAAGCGATCGATATCATTAGTTGTCTTTTCATCACCATAAGAATTGACATATTTACGAGGTTTGAAGTGTGCACGACCTTTGGAACCAAGTACTTTATTCCAATCCATTGATAATTTCTCACCATGTTTTTTTTGTCCGATGCATCTAAAGAATGATGAAATACGCCATTCGATTGTGCGATATAACAACAGATCAAACTTCACTATAGCTCTTCCTTCTTCGGATTCTACTTGTACTGTAATCGTTGCTTTATTACATGCAGGAATCTTAGCCCCTCCAGGAAATCTTCCTCGTTCAAAATGAGTTACTATAAAGTTGTAATCACCTTCTGGTAATATGACTAACTCCTGTCCGTCTTCTTCGATGGAATCATTCCAGTCCATCAACATGTTTTTATTTTCTTCCATGATTATTGTTCTCCTTTTTCATTTTTTATTGCTTCTACAATCTTCTTCCAATTCGGAATAATCCAACGTGTAATGAAATCGTCTGAATATTCACTAATTGGTGTTTCTAATTCATAGTGACCTTTTGCGGCTACTACTTTTTGCAACTGTTCTTCGGTAACGTCTTCTTGTTCCAATTTCTTTCTAAGTTCTTCAACAAAAGCTAACGTTGTAATATCTTTTGAGTCGTAGTCCATTACTTCATCTGCTGGGACATCGTAAATTTCAAATAGATGTGAGATAGCTTTAAAATCAAGTTCAAGTTCTTCTGGTAAATCGAATCTGTTCTTTGCATCATAAGTTGGATTATGTGTGGTATATAAAACACGTTTCCCACCTTGAGCTTTTTTCTTATTGGTATCAGTTGTAACGACATAGATCTTGTAATTCACAAAGAATAATGCGTCACTCCACTCTTTGATTAAAGGAGCTACTTGTCTTGATAGTTTCATCTCGTATCTGTCAAATGATCCTTGTTCTTCTGGTAGTTCAAATTTACGTGGCTTGGCATGAGCAGTAATCACAACATTGATACCTACTTCGATTAACCGGTCAAGTAGAGTAAGTAACCTTGCAAACTCATCCACTAAGTAGACATAACCCTTACCATATCCAAAATCTTCTATATTGTTTTTTCGGTACTTTTCACATACAGCATTTGTACATAACGTTTCAGACCAGTCAGCTGTATCCAATACGACAGTCTTACAAATATGTGGATTCACATGGATTTCTTTTACTATGGCAATTAGTTCATTCCATGATTTGTTACATTTGATTCTTCTTACATCTAAATTGCTTGTTCCGCCCTCAGTATCAATAAATAGTGGATCAGGAAATTGACTCGCGAATGTCGACTTTCCGATTCCTTCTGGTCCATAAATGACGATTTTCTTTGGGCGTTGTTCTTTTCCTTCAATAATATTCAACATTTTATTTTTCTCCTTCTTCTATTGTTGTTACCTCTTCACGAGGATCTGTTTCTGGCACTAGTATCATGGAACCTGTTTGCATCGTAATGTAGGGTCCGATAATGCTAGTGACTTTGTCTTTACCGATTCGTTTGGTCAGTTCTGTAATTCCTGCGACTTTTTGTGCACCATATGGATCAATTCCAACTTCTTCACAAGCCTTTATCAACCCAGCTTCGTCTGTTACTTTTCTTGAAACTCGAGCATGAACCAACTTAAATCCATTCCATTTATGACCGTTTTTTGCTCGATTGATTGCGAACTCTTTCAGCTCATTTGCATAACGTATATAGTCATCTAGCTTTGGTAAAAATTCTTCTATCTTTTCATCAGAGTGAACTGACAAAGGTTTTATTAATTCTTTTGACATTTTTATAAATTCATCTCCTCTTTTTACACACATAAATCTTCCGGAACAGTATCTGCAATGTTTACCCGTATTTCCTTCTAGATATCCTGTTCTTGTTTTTTCGACTGCTGGCAATAATACTTCTGTTTCAAACTTCAATAACTCTTCTAAATCCATCTCGTATTCATTGGTGTTATTGATAACAGGTTGGTAAATTACAAGCCTTACTTTATTAACTGGATATAAGTCTTTGTATACCTTGTATAGGTAAAGTGCATATATGGCAAGTTGTGTGTTGAACGAGTCTTCTTCTGTGTCAAATGCATACACTGGTAATCTACCTGTCTTTAAATCAATAACTGTAAGTGTTCCACCATTCATAGATGAGATGATTCCGCAGTCAAGTGTCCCTTTTGCGTCTTCATCAAAATCCATATCCAGGTGTTGTTCGATAACTACAAATGGTTCTGCATCAGATCGTTTCTTTTCAAACTCAATGGTGTTAATTACAAAGTTCGCATACCCATCCGCTATATCCTGCATTTCATCTGAATACATATCGAGTTCTTTGATTAGTTCATCAATTGGTTTAACTTCACTGTCATAATCGATTAATCCTAATGACTTACTAATGAGTGCAGCACCTAACTCATGACATTGCGTTCCGAACTCTGCTTGTGGACTTACTTCTTGATGTTTTGTGTTGTTGTAGAATGTACTAAGTGGACAGTTTAGCCAGATACTACTTTTACTTGGGCTATACTTTCTACTGTGAACCGTTGGGCTTCTTGACATTTCTTTCACCTACCTCTTCATATATTTCAATGCCTGTTACCGAATCACTTGGAGCAATAATCAAGACTCGTTTTTTCTTACCGAATAACTTATTGAATAGTTTTTTTGGAAGTGTCTCATCCATAGTCTCGATGATGTTGGTATTCCTACTCCTTTTGTCCGCTAAATTAATGCGAACTCTATGCTTTTTGGATTGCATATTTTTCCTCTTTTCTAGAAGTGCTTTTTTGCCTTCTAAATCTTAGTCCGCATTTTTATCTCAAAAGTTCGGGTTGGTTTGAAAAATGTTCAATTATTTTTTTGTTAAGTGTTTTTACACGTTCTGATACCGTGCTTTTTGATATACCTAAAATCGAGCAAACATCTGATTGTTTTAGTTCTTGAATATAGATAAGGTCAAACATCTCTTGCATGGTAGTTGGTAATGTAGCAACAAACTCTTTGATGAGCTCGAGCTTTTCATAATTATCATCAGAGTTGATTTGCTCTGAGTAAATAGATGCTTTATATAACAGACTGCTTTTATCGTCTTGTGAGTTTTCATCATCATTAAATGCATCGAGATTCATGATTCTTGGTGGTTTGTCATATGGATTAACTTCTTCAGGATGTTCCATAGCCCACTTCTTTTTATTAGCTATGCGTGCTTGTCGCTCTATGTTGCTTTCACAGTTGATATATTTAAGGTTTGCTCTTACTTCAGCATCATCTTGTCTGTGAAGTTCGGTAATTGTGATTTCAGTGATAGATTCATCAACTTGTATGGTTCTACCACCGGATGCATAAATCGTTGTTGATCTTCCTGGTTCCAGGATGACCTTATCTCCGTTAGCAAAAAAATAGGTGTATGTCATTCTTTTCGAGATTGGTGTTTTACGTAATTTCATAAAAAAATACCTCCATTTTTGAATTAATGGAGATACTCTTTTCGTAGTATGTAGGCAGTTTATAGGCGTCAGCAAAAAGAATGGTATATGAGTATATCCATTTATTTTGCAGACTTTCCTCGCAATGGTTAGTTCTGCTTAATTATTTCTACATGCTTTTGCGAAATCCACACTAGTAATGGATAAGCATGCGTTATCAAACTTTAATATCACTATTGCAAAGCAATAATTTGTAATAAGATTGTAGATGCATCCGTTTTTTGATATAATAAAGAAAATTACTATCAGTCAATTTTCATTACGACATTATATTACACCAACTAGAATTTTGACTTAAGAGCTAGGTGGAGTGTATTTCTGGCTCCGATTTCATTAGGGAGGATAAATTCTATGAAACTAAATGATTTTTTATCAATAATGGAACAATATTTTAGTCATAAAGTCTTAAGCGGTTCTAAATCTGGTAGGGTTACAAAAGCAGACAAATTAAAGACTTATTTGAATGCATTTGTATCCGCAGTGGATTCAGCTAATCCAATCGAGAAGAGAAAAGATGGGTTTTTACTTAAGGTTTTCAATGGAGTAGAATCTTTACCTGTAGATTGCGCCTCTTATATAAAAGAAAATTTGGATTATTATACATTTGAAATATTTTCAGAAGATCTCTCTGAGGATGCTAGAAATGGAATGATTTCACAGTTTGCGACTTATAATTTCACCATAACTTTTGATAATTTTGAAAAAGATATTACTAAGGTCTTAGATACCATACTCTATTACGTTATAAACGTGAAGCCTTCAGCTTCAATACGTGATGCAGTTTTTATCGGTCACAACCAAGTTAAAATCGGAGGTAAGACAGTAAATTTATTAGATAAGCTTGTCCCTACAGAAGCTATAATAAAAAATGAAATACGGTATGTTGATGCCTTACTACGTGTCTATGCACAATCAGAAAAATTCGGATCAATATCATTAACTGATCTAAAATCAATGCATCCAAGATATGAAAAACATTTTAAATTACAAAGAGAAAATTATTTTAACGCCGAGAGTGTTCTTCATCAAATTAGAGATGTATTTCCAGATGGAGAATACGAGTTTAACGAAGCGAAAGCAGATTTACTTTCTGGTATTGAAATTACTATCATGAAAGAGTATAAGAATGCTCTCGAAAGAGTTGATAGTACAATGCAAAAAGTTGTTGATATTACCTTTAGCAAAAACATTTTAACTAGAGACAATAATGGCATTATTGGAAACCCTGAAAAACAAGGAATGGTTCATATGCTAGTTAATGAAGGGAAGATTGAGTGGGTGGTTGATTATGACACAGATATTTAATTCTGAACTTGAAATATCATTAAGAGTTCTCGTTATAACAAATGTGATGAGAGCTCCAATATCAGTTGATCATATTACAACTATTGATTTGTTTTCAAGTTATGGAAAAAACTATGGTTTTTTGGAATTTAATCTTCACGGAGACAGTTCATATAGCTTTAGCGAAATTGCATCACGAAGATATCAGGTTTCCCAATCAATAAACACTCTCGTTTTATCCGGATTACTAATGCCACTTCAAAACGCTTATGGATTTACATATATTATCAGTGAGGATGGTCGTAAGGTTTGTGAAAAAATGGAAACTGATTATTTTAAAAAGTATATTGATAGTGTCAGATTGATTATTCAAAAAACGCAAAATTGGACCGATGAAAAATTAATCAATTATGCTACAAAAGAATCTGTTAGGAGGGAATAACTTATATGGGAAAATTTCACATAAATAAACTAACTTTTACTGGAACTAAAGGAATCTCAGAAATCACATTTGGTGAAAACCTAACGTTGATTTTTGGCCCTTCTGATACCGGTAAAACATATGTGTTTAAGTCAATTTATTATCTTTTAGGCTCTAGCAATAAGAACGCACCTTTTGATACTTCAATTGGATATGATACTATTTCTATGGAAGTAAGGAAGGACAATTCGCATATTACATTAACTAGAAAAATCGGTGAAAATAAAATTCTCGTTAATGATGGTATAAAGAATAAGATTTATAAAGTTAGTGGAAAAAAAGATAACATTAGAGAAGTCTTTTCTGAGATATTAGATATACCTGTATCGCTACAAGTACCTAAAAATGAAGATGGTCAAACTGAGGCTTTTTCATTTCGAAGTCTAAAACCACTACTATTTGTACATGAGGATAATACTGAGTTAGAAAAACCTATATTGACTCCTGACATTGTTCAAAACACAACTTCATTCTTATCATGCTTATTGTATATTTTATATGAACAAGATTATTCAGAGTTTGATGCAGAAGAAAATAAAAAAACCAAAGCTGCTAAAAGAGCTGCTGTTCAAAAGTATATCATTAGTAATAAAGAAAAGTTTTTGCAGCAAAAAGACTCACTTGAAAAATTCTTGTCTGAGAAAAATGGAGATAATACATATCTTGAGAATTTAATTGAAGATCTCCAAACCGAGCTTGACAAGACAAATTCACTCATTTCATCAACAATAAATGATATGAGAAATGTAAGCTCCGAGATAACCAAGAAAGAAGAATTAATTAGAACAAGAAAGATAACTCAAAACAGATACAAAGCACTCGAATCTCAATATATTGCTGACATTGAGAGGTTAGGTTTCATCATTCAAGGTGAGGATATAATCCACAAGCATGAATCACCACATAACTGCCCGTTCTGCAATGGGGAATTAGAAAAGGAACAAGAAGCTTCTTATTTGGAATCTTCGAGAGCTGAAGTTGTTAAAATACTAAATAACAGTATGTCTTTATCTCAAACACTAATAGATATAGATTTTGAAGTTTCTAGTTATTTAGATGAGCTTAAAGATTTGAAAAAGAAAAAGAAATCTATCGACAATCTGCTAAGCACCGAATTAAAACCGCAAAAAGTATCTATTACTCAAAAAATTAGTCAATACTCAGCCTATGTAAAAGCATCGAATGATTTAGAATTAATCAATTCTTTGCTTGATAACTTTGAGAATGATTTATCCCATCTTGACTCTACGGTAAGTGAAAAACGTGCATATAAACCAAAAGAGTTATTTGCAGATGATTTTATCTCTACTATAAATAAGACATACCTATCAATACTAAAGAGATGTAAATATACTCCAGCAAATTCAGCGGAATTTGATTTATCTAAACTCGATATAATTGTTAATGGAGATGAAAAAAAGACACATGGAAAAGGTGTAAGAGCATTACTCAATTCAATAATGATTCTCTCTATGCGTGAATACATCAATGAAGTTGCTATCAAGAACCCTCACTTCTATTTATTAGATTCTCCTTTGCATGGTATACAGATGCCAGAAGGAGTTCAACAAGATGAAAACGTTAGAAAAGGGTTTTTTAACTACGTTATTAATAATTATGGAGATGATCAAATTATTATTATGGAAAACATTGTTCCTGGTGATCTTTCAAAAGATATTAACACCGATCCAAATATTAGTATTATAGAATTTACAAAAAGTGAGAACAAAGGCCGATATGGATTACTAAAAGGCATTAGAAAAAATTAGGAGGAAATCTAATGGTTAGTTATAATAAATTATGGAAACTACTAATCGATAAGGGGCTAAATAAAAAAGAGCTCATTAAGCTCTCTGGAGTAAGTTCATCTTCCATAGCAAAAATGACAAAAGGTCAGAATGTTACAACAGACGTTCTATGTAAAATCTGCAAAGCTTTAAAGTGCGATTTTAAGGACATCATGGAATATATAGACAAATAAAAAAAAGCGACTCAACTCAATTAAGAGCTGGGTCGCTATTCATTTATCTATTCTTCATTTGCTTTCTTCTCAAATTCAAAATGTGCTTTAAACTTACCATCTTCGTATTCATACACATTTCCACAATCCCCACAAAGAAATGTATATCCCATTGGATCTGTGTGAACCATGTAATCACTTGAACACTTAGGACATATAAGTTTGGATTCTAATTCCTCAATTTCCTCTAGAAAATCATCATACCATTCTTCAACACCTAAATCATATGAAGTTTCATCATCAACCAACTCATATGGTCCGAAGTTGAACTCAGTACACAGAACTATGAAATCTACAAAATTATCTGGATAAGCATTTATTCCAAATATTTCAATGTCGTCATCATTTTCTATGTGAATGGTAATCTTCCATTCTTCACCATCTAATACAGTTTCAGTAGGTCTATATTCATCTTTCCAACTAAGAATATTTATGTCTTCTATTGCCCTTGAAATGAAGTTTTCAAACTCTTCTTTAGTCCCACCGAGTGAAAACATCATAGTTGGTTCAGTTGCTTCTTTTATGATTTCACCATCTTCATCAAATCCAAAATAGTGAGTCATGTCTTCATCCATGTAAATACGTCTTGTGAATGTTATCCCAGTGAACTTTAATTCTTTATAGTTTTTTGATTTCATATTTCCTCCCATACACATTAAACACTTTCTATCTCGGATAGACTTCCTCTAGTGCTTTCCCATCTTTAGTTTTCCAAACTTTCCAACCACTATTACTTCCTAACGAAACAATATCTGCAGCTGTACTTGGAGAGTTAAATCCATAGTCCTTAACGAAAGTAAGGCTACCATTTCGTTCTTCAATAATACCTTCATCGATTAATTTATCTCTAAACTTTAGTTCATTAGAAGCTCGTTTGTGTTTTGTCGGTTCTGATCGTGCAATGGAACCTTTTAGAACGATAAACTTCTCATCAACATATACACCTTGAGCATCCCACAAGTCGTCTTTGCTTTTGAAATAGAAGTACGTCTCATCAGTTAATTGCTCCTTTTCAATTTCAGGTACAAACACATTGAATCCTAATGCCTTTACAAGTGTTTTAATGGTCTCAAAATAAACTAAGCACTCATTCATCTTTGATTCAGGAATTGATGTATATTTCCCTCCATTACCATTTTCAACTTTGAAGCGATCTGTCTCAAGTGCTTTTTGTATCATTAGTTGTTCTAAATATGTCAAATGAGCTTTATCAAATGTGCCACTAAGATTTTGAATAGTATAGACTCCATCCCAGAAGTCTTTTTTCTTTTTGTGGTCCTGTAGTCTCGTATAAATGTTTTCTGATTCACCTATATAAACCATCTTGTCCCCTGCCGAATCGACACCAACTAAAATATAGCAACCAATATTATCTAGGTCAATTTTTCTATTTTCAATTTCCGATTTTGCAACATATACAATCCTAATTGCCTCAGTTGTTATACGTGCTTGGCTTACTTTACTTGCATCTCCTGTAGGTAAATAAATTTCTATTGTTTTGGCTAATATCATATGTAATACCACCTTATCCTTGTCCGTATTAACAATTATATTGTATCATCAAAAGGTATTCTTGTACATATTTGATAATGGCATCATGGAGCATAACTAAAAAGAGACCAAAATTCAAAAGAATTTAGATCTCAATGATATTAAAAGATATAATATCTTAAGGCAGTTTCTGCGATTTCCTTCATTATATCAAACATTTCTTCTTCTGACCAGTCTTCTTCCCTAAAATACATAGAGACAGGACTATAGTAATTGTTATCTGAATTACCATCCTTTTTGAAAACATGTGTTCTATTCAAATCATAAAATTCGTTTAAAATGTGAACTTTAGCTAAAACTGTCTTCACTTCTGGAGCAAAATCACATCCTTGTCCAAAACAAACAAATGGAGTAATCTTCTCGTGATTCATCATTGCTTTAATTCCAGTTAAGTTCTTACCTAAACGTTCAATGGCATTACCTGTAGCTTGTTTCGTTTTCCCCTCTTTAAGTCTTTTTTTATTAGTTCCTTGTACTTTGATTTCAGAAATAAGTAACGGTTTTTTCAACTCTTCTGAAGACTTTTTATTTAAGAACAGCACTCCTCCATCAGGGATGATTTTACGATCTTCAAAGTCATAATCAAACTCTAGTCTGATACCTTTTTGCTTTATGAATTTTATCATATAATCTATTTTGATATTTTTCTCGAATGTGATTTCATAATCATCCAACATCCCTTTAAATCTATGATGTAAATATTCAATAACAGCTTCCATTGATGAATAAATAGCCTTATCTGTCTTTTTAGATCTAGTGTTTTTAGGTTTGTGTTGCTCGTATCTTTCTCTCAACGATTCTCTTTGACTCAATTTAATCCCCCCTCTTTAAAACAAACAAATACTCTTGAACATACAAACTTCGTTCACTAAGGTTTCTACTACCTCTAAAAGTATTATAAACGATTTCCTTAATAGTTAATTCACCATATGGTTTTAGCAGTTTTATCATTTCATCATATGATATTATTCCTTCAGAGTTATACGATATGATAATAAATTTACTATCAATATTCTTAATTAAATCATCAAAGGCATTTAGGGCTTTAGCTTTATAATTATAATCTGACCTGTTCCAATTTTTTGGTATTCCAGAAACTTTACTTATATTATCTGGCATTTTATTACTTAAAATCAAGTTTAACATAAAGTAGTTTGATCCATAAGGGTGTTGGTTATAAGGCGGATCAATGTAAACAACATCAAAGTTTTTTTCTCTTTTAACAAGGTTATTAGCATCTTCTCTAGTGACTAAAACATCAGTTTCAAAGTTACTAAATATTGGTTCCAGTATTTGTATTTTACCTTTTATTCTTTTTAAAGCAAACTCACCGTTTCCACCGTATTTTCCAATTCCAGTTGATGAATCTTTATAGAACCCCTTAAATATCCCAGCTGTATTTGTATTAACAGATGCTTGATATAGTAAAGGTGCTAAAAAATATTTTTTCATAGGTTCTTCAATGGTATCAACGAAGTCTCTTATTGTATCAATAATCTGTGCATTTTCTGTTGTATAAAAACATCTTTCTCCTTTTTTAATATGCAAATCATTTTTAGGAGCATAGTTTGAAGTGATGATTCCTTTTTTATATACTTTATTGGATAATAAATCATCTAGTTTTTCTTTATATAAGTCGTACTTCTTTCTATCAAAATCTGAATGATTACTTAAATAACATTCATTTATGATTTGAGAATACTCTTCTAAGTCGTTCGCAATAAGTTTCTCAGAATGCTTTTTTAGCATTCTAGCTACGATTCCAGATCCAGAAAATAAATCTAGTGTAACCAACTTGTCTTTATTAAGAGACTTCTTAATTTTCTTTATTTCGTTTTCAATATATGGATTCAAGCTTCTTTTATTACCCAAATAAGTAATAATTTGATCCTGTAAAAACTTGTTGTTTTCTCTCATTCTAATCTCCTCCATTGTATTGATTATAGCATATTAAATTACAGTAATCCACTCACTATTAGTTTATGACAAAAACACTTTTCTAAGCATCTCGAAGTTCTGTTTCATTTTCTCATCATCACTACGGTGTTTCTTTAACTTTGTTACTCCTGAAACGTTTAAAGATTTCCTGTTATCATTATTAATTTTTTTATGAAAAATAATTGAATTATCTGATGAAAAAGTTATATAATTTTTGTCTAAAAGAGCATCATGATTCGGACATAATGTCAAACCATTTGAATCACTAGTTATATATAATATTTTTTGACTTATGCTCATATTTTTATCTTTTATAATTGCACTAACTGGAATTATGTGTGAAGCAATCAATAAATGCTCATCAGAAACTTCACAACCATCTACAGCGCATTTAAAGTTATCCTTTGTTAAACAGCTATTACGAAATATTTTTTGAAGTTTCATATTTCTACTTTTTGTGATAATTTCTTGTGTTAATTTGGTATCATCAGAAATTGAATCCTTCAAAGAAGTTAGAGTGGTTATCTCATCATGTAGCTGGTGATCGTTTGAAACATCATTATTAAAGAATATAAAATAGTTATTGCCATGTGCTCTTATCTCGTCAAAGCCAAGTGGCAATTGAGTAGATCCTATACACTTGGCTTCAATAAGGGAAATATTACCATATTCACCTTTTCCATAATACCAGTTAACATTTTTATCTCGCAAGAGGTTTGTGGTATTCTTTACATTGGATCCTGTTAAATTCTTAAAAATTTGAACATAGTTTTTATTGGAATACTTATGTTCTAAACTTTCAATATCAATATTTTCATATTGTTTTAGACTTTCCAAATATTTATTTTTTAGATCTGCAGTTCGCATAATTAATCCAGCATTGTCAGCTAGGATGTTAAGAAATGAATCCTTTAGTGCTCCTTCAATGTTGTCTATTGTAGTCATTTGATAGTATGTAAGCAAATGTTTAGGGTCTATGTAAATTTTTTCTTTTGCTATATATTTCATAAAATCACCTCATATAATCAACGTTATTATATCATATTATATATTTTGATGATAGGTGTTGAATGGATAAAATCATAGTGTAGCCTACTAAAAAATCAAGCATACCTGTTAAATGGCTTGATTACTGAAATCGTGTAAATCCATTTTAAATCGTGTATTTTGAAATATAATCGTGTAGAAATTCTATTGAAATGTCCAAAATCTAGTAAAAGCGATACTCTTTTCAGGCTTGATAAATTGAGGCAAATCGTGAAACGGCCCTATATAGCGTAAAAAAAGGCCTGATACAATTGTATCAAACCTATGCTTCTTATATGGGTTGTATGACCTATTTTGCTACAATTTTACACCCCTAGTCAAAATTTTTGCACCCCCACCCGAAAAAATTGCACCCCTAAATTATGGCTTAGTTTAGAGGTTTTATTTTTTGCATTTTTTTAGTATTAATTTCTTTGTATCAAAATAGGTTATTCAACTATCTGTTTAATGCTGGGTATCGAACTCTATAATTTTTGAATAATGAAACTCTTTATGATTTGATGAAAAAATCTCAGTTAGAAATATGATTAATATATTCTTTTAAAACTATATCACCAATTGATCCTGGTCTCATTAATTTTATCGCTTTATCTAAATTAACCCAAATTGCAGAATCAACTTCTGATTCGTTTATCCTTATAACGGTTGTTATAGCCTTTGCAGAGTAAACAAACATTAAGATATTTTTCTTCTCGTAGTATTTATTACCATGATATTGAATATTTGTGATATCAATACCTGTTTCTTCAAAAACTTCTCTTTTGAGTGTATCTTCTAATTGTTCGCCTTTTTTGTAATATCCTGCAACGAGAACATAATACTCGTTAACTACTTGTTGTTTCAACATAAGAACTTGATTTGAATCATTTACGATTATTCCTAAAATTGCAATATCGGATGTTGGAAAGAACAATTCATCACAATCCATACAATATGGTATATTTCCCTCTCCTTTGATACTTTAAGTTGATAATGAACCTCCACAATATTTACAGTTTGATATTTCTTTCACATAATCACTTCTCTCTTAACAAATTACTACAATATTTCGTAGTTTTAGCTCAATCTAGGCAAAAGTCTCCAATAATATATACACTTTTGCCTTTCACCTTCTTTATACATATCATTATCTTCTGGTAATTCAACAATTTCTAGCAAAGGTAACCCTAACTTTTCGCATGTTCTTCTTGAAGCTATGTTATCAGGATTACAAGTAACATATAGATATTCCATGTTATGTTTGATAGCAACATTCTTTATTAATTTACATGCTTTTAAAGCGTAATTATGTCCTCTATGTTTTTCATATACTGTATATCCAATATTGCCACCATAATACAAACCTTTATTATGTCCAATTCTGACATCAATAAAACCAACTTTCAGATCTGATTTTTCTTCTACAATGTTAAACTTATATGCTGGAACAAAACCTTTTTCTTTGTCTTCTGGAATCAACTCATCAACTACTAATCTAATTTCACCATCAGTTAGATCATCAAACTCGAAGAATGAAAACATGTCATCACCTCACAAACTCTTAATCATTCTAATAACTTCTTTTCCATGAAGTATCTTTGTTTTACCATCAGCAATAAACCCTTGTTTCTCATAAAAACCTACTGATTTCTTATTACTTCCAAGTACCAATAGTGATAGTTTTGAATATTTACTTAATTCTTTATAGCATACTTCCATCAATTGCTTTCCAATACCGAGACCTTGATATTCCTTTAATATGTATATTGCCACAATTTCGCCAGTATCTTCTAAATCATCATCTCTTGATTCAAGATAGCAACAGAATCCAATAATCTTATTATCTACAATGGCAACATATGTGTTCTCTGGATAGTCTTTTGCTAATTGTATATTCTTTTCTAAAGATAATCTTGCCATAACTTCATCAGGAAAAAGACCAGTATATGTTTCAATCCAACTTTGATAATGAACATATCCTTTTCCTTCTGCATCTTCATCTGTAGCTTTTCTGATAATTAAACTGTCCAGCATTGCTTTCCTTTTAATTGATTCCTTATACTTCCTAACACATGCATTAAGCTCTAAAGGATTAAAATAATCTAATAGTCTAATACTAGTTTTTGTTTGTCGAAGGGCACGAATAAAGTCTGTTTGTAGTTTTTTAAGGCAATCAACAAGTTCGTTCTCTCCCTCGAATTCTAACAATGGTATTGGTGAAAGTAATAGTCCAGCAAACAATGATTCTTTTACTTCTCCTATCTCATCAAGTGTATGTTCAATCGAACAAAATTCAATTATGTCTACCACATATTTATCTAGATAACCACATGAATGACCATATAGTTCAAGCTCAGGAACAGTAATTCTCGGATTATGATTAATGTAGCCAATAGTCACCTCATCATCTAGAAGATCAAGTAATTCTTGTTCTGAATAGACAAAAAAGTCAGCAACACCATCATTCTCATAATGAGGATTAAAGAATCTAAACAGTTGTGTTTCTGATGGACAATAAACCATAGCGTGTTTACCGGTTTTTAAATTTATCCCCACCATTAATTTTCTATTAGAATTCTTAATGACAGATAACGCAACATTTTTCTTATATTCGTCTTCAATAAACTCAAAAGAATGACGATTCAAGAATAAATCAAACCATCTCTTCCCTTGTAACATTGCACCTGATAGATATTCATTATTCTTTGAGTCATTATATAAAAGATATGCCAGTTTCATTTCAAGTGCTATATCTTTATCCGTATAATTCAAACCATAATCCCCTATCATATAAGCCAAACATGTATATGAACACGATCGATTAAAACTCATATACTTCATGTAACCAACCCCCTATAATACCTTTTATTATCGTCATTTACCTACCTTTATAATACATGTAGGCAGCTGCAGCACGTTCATCATCAAACTCTTTAATATGAGCTTTAGCATCTTTATATAACTCTTCAAGTCTCTGATCCTTTATTTCAAGAGCAAGAATAATCGAGTGTATTCTATACCAAGAAATCAGACCGTGAATGTATTTTTCTTTTGAAATAAAATGTTTATAAAAAGTTGCAAGGCTTTGAGTTTCTATACCTAAATCATAGGCAACCTGCCAAATAGCTTTTTTACTTTTTGTATTCTCAAATTTACTCTCTAATAAATGAGAGTAGTTATCTCTAAAATAAGAAACTGCTAGTGAGATCTTGTTATTAGCAACTCTGAATCTCTCTTCTTTTTGAGCTCTTGCTACTTTTGCTTTTTCTTTGCATTCAGGACATAAAATGGTTTCATCATGAGATGTTTGTCCCCAGTCATTTGAACCATCTACAACTCTTATTAATCCTTTACCACAAGGACACGGTTTTGTATATTCATTATACTCCCAACTCATATCTTTTCCTCCCAAAACTATATCATATAAAGGCTATCTCAAAAATGTAAAATTGCTTTATCAGGCAATGTGGTTACAAAAGTTAAATCTTTTTCATCAACTGAACTGTTGTTGATTGCCTTAGTAAAGAAATCTATATAATATGGATTCAATAGTTGTCTGAGATTCACAATATTATCCATAAGCGAATCACCTATTGTTCCATCCTCAAAATAGCATTCATATAAGTCTTCATAGACAAATAACATTCTATGATGGCTTACTGCATTTCTTAGCTGCTTAACTGCAAGCAAATTCTCTTCAAGTCTATCTGTTCTACCAAACAAGGACCTTTTCTCTTTAACAGTAAGCTTTTTTGTAAGATTCATCAGTTTATTAAAATCAAGATCTTCTAATTCTTTCGAGAGACTGCTACCCTCAGTAATCGACTTATGAATTGATTTAGAAAGTTTCTTAATGTTATCTAATTTTCCACAATATTTATTTGCAATGAAACCTCTAATTCCCTCTTCTAGAGCAGACAAAAATCGATAGAGTATATTTCTTACCCTTTTGTCATAAATGTATAAGTTCTGAACTCTTTTATATTGGATCTTTCCATCTTTATTAAGTCCTATATAATTGACTAATACTGTATGGTATGCTACTCCCTTTAGGTCAAGATACTGCAAACACCGATCTCGTTCCTTTTCATTTTCAAACTCCATCCTTGAAACGAAATCGTCCTTTGAAATATCAAGTGAGAGTTTAGTTACCAAAGGGCTAGACCCAGCGATATCTACCGTACACATTATTTACAGCCTCATAATACATTGTATATGATTTCTTGTTTCCATCTCTATTGTTATTTTTTACTTTCAAATATTCATCTCGAACTTCATTCCATAAACCGTTAGCCTTTAGATTTGAAACTTTGGTAGAATAATTCTTTGCAATAGGCTTATCTTCCCAACCGTAGTTGTTGTTTGAATGCTTGACAAGTATTTGCTGTCTGAAGTTGTTTTGATTATCTATATACTCGTTCACTATAGCGAAATCACATCCATATTTGATTTGGCTTTTCTTTTTATCAACCACTTTAATTGTAAATGATTGTTCTCCATCTGAAACAGTCTTATAATTGGTTTTAGCAACAATTTCCTCAAGTTTACGAACGAATAATTGACGTAATTCTTTTGCCTCTAAGTCATTATCTTTTTGAATAACAAAGTTATAGTCAAAGTCAAATCCTTTGTTTCCACCGACTACTTTTGTCACTAGATTCTTTCCAACACTACCAATAAGTTTGTGTTCAAATGTTACGCCTTCTTTTCTTAATTTTGTATGCAGAGATCCAATAATTTTTTCTATTTGCTCTCTTGCTGGCGACAATTCTGCTCTAGTTACATATTCATAAGTTCTTCCATATAAATCTGCCATAATGAACCTCCTTCAAATACTATATATAGTCTACTGCAGCACTTAAATTTATATAAATTTCATCAACTAAAGTTTTTGCTTTGTCTATTTCATTTTTATCAAGTAGTCTTTCAAGTGATGTCTTCCTGATATGAATTTTTGAAAACCACAATGTATCAGCTAATTCAAATATTTGTGGTAACAATAACTCTTCAGATTCATTCATAGTTCTAACTGATTTATATCCTGAAATAAAAGTCCTAAATTTATCCTCTTTTGATAAGTACTCCTCGAATTCTTCCTCGTAAATCATCATTAATGCATCTATTGCTAACATAACAACAAAATATTCATTACAGGCAATGTTATAGTCATATAACCATAACTCATTGTTATATAGGCTAATATTATTTGTGTTCAAATCTCCTTGTACAGCATAGCGCTTTAAGTTATTTAACGCTTTAACGATTCTTTTATGTTTTAGAAGATATAGTTGATGTATTTTCTTAATTTTATCTGTTTCAAAATTGAATTTAATGGATAAATCAACAAGTTTGTCAATTAAGACTACTTCGTTTTTCCCTGCAAAATTATATACATATCCATCTGATTCTATGGAGAGAGTTAATTCTTCAGAAACTTTGTGAGTTTTCGCAAGTAATTTACCACATTCATATAAAGTGTTCTTGTTCAGCTTTTTTATGTGATCGCCTACGTAATCTTCAATAGTAGCATACATCATATAGTTATTATGATAGATTTTTTTCACAAGTTTTCCCTCAAAATTATACTTCTTCGGTGTATTAATACCATTTGCTCTAAAAATCTCAGATAACTCATTTTGTTTTACTATTTCATCGAATGTAATATGATTTTCTCTTAAAATTCTAATAACATACTCTCGTTGATTACTTAGAGTTACTTTAGCAATAATCTTGACTTGGATAGGATCAGATTCAAAATTGATATAGTTATAATATGTTTGAAAATCAACAAGTTTATAATCAAATTCAAAAGAATTAAGAACTAGATTAATCAACTTAATTCTTAGCATATTATCTTCTTCACTTGGTATTTTATATTGCAGCAAGTATTCACTATCTGTTTCAGAATAAACTTCATAGCCCATTTTTGAATGAAATGCAAGTGATTCTTCATTATGTTTTGACACTTTTGCAAATACTGTTTTTACATTACTCTTATTGAGAACTTCAAAAACGCGATTCTCTAGGGCTTTTGCATAACCTCGTTTTCTATAGCTTCTGTGTGTTTCTAATCCTTCAACTAAATATTGTCCTTGTTCATTCAAAATCACTCGACACAATGACACAATAACAGAATTATCATACAACACAAAATACGAATGAAATAACTTGCTTTTATGACACTCTTCCAAATAAGTTATATAATCTTCTCTAATCGACTCTTGTATTGTTTGAATATTAGGATCATTTAATTTGTATCCTCTGTCTTCCTCTAAGCCATAGTTTAGTGTATCAAACCATAGCAGTTTTTCTTTACTGGTTAAATTTTCTATCCTAATGGCATCCCATATTTCAAATCTCATTAAACCACCTCTTCACATGATGTTATTTGAAGTTAATCTACTTGAATCACCATAGCCAATATAATAAAGATGGTTAAATCAAACATAATAAAACTAGGTAAATTAACCAATAGGAAAACTTTTGATTTTTCGATGATATCAATGTTTTGTCGTTCATACTTTTTATAGAAATACAATGAGAGTCCCACACTTATAATTATTCCAATTGCTAAATATGGTATTAAGTATAGAAAATCTATAATATTCGCACTGATAGGATAAGTACTCATTTTTATCAAATAAGCAATGAATGAAATGGCTAAATATAGACCGTTTACAATTAGAATTAAATATAAGATTCCTTTGTTACTATTAGTTTTTTTCATGATTTATCCCCTCATTTCTAAATATATTTTTTATTTATTTTCAATCATATTTGGTACATAAGTTCTTACCCCAAAATGTTCTAACATCATCTTATGTGCAAATGCTATAGCATCAATCTCAATCGCCTGCTTTAGATATTCTTCTTCTGGAATGTCTTTTTTTGTAGGTGAATTGTAATTGCTCATTTCATCTTTCCATTTATGAATCGTCATTGGATCTATTACTTCAGTTCCGGTGTACTCACCAGTTATAACTTTCCATTGGAGTGCATGTCTACTCTCATGGAAACAAGTGATTAGAATTTCCACTTGATTTGCTTGCTCTATCCACTCTTCATTAAATGCTATGATATATTTATCCTTTAGAAAAATGGAGTTGATCCCTTTTTCCGTTAAATCTTGGTTATAAAAAAACTGCACATCAGGAGTTTCTATACCTAGAATCTGTGCAGCTAAAGTAGTCCCATTGATTGCAACTTCGTAGTTATCCATGATGTGGTCCTCCAAGATATTCTCTTAACTAAAATTATAACATATTTTCTTAATTATAAAAATACAAAAAAAGTCGCTATTTTTCAAGCGACTCAGTTAATTTTTATAGAGACTCCATTGCGAAACCTAAACGTTATACTCGAATTCCTATGGACAGTTGCACTTTCCACCATAAGCATCCATATTCGTACATTCCAATCAGATAGTTCATTTTCTGATTTTTTTAGATTGGTTATGAATGTTTCCATAATCTTTTTCCTCATTTAACACTTAAGAAAAATATTACATTGGTTTTAGAAAAAACAAGAAAAGTTGATGAAGAAAAAGCATCACAAATTGCTGACAAGTATCTAGATCTTCTACATCTTAGAGATCAACACTATAAACTACCGAGAAATGTTTCTGGAGGACAGGCACAAAGAGCATCAATTGCAAGAGCACTTGCTATGAATCCTGATATTGTCTTTTTAGATGAACCAACATCTTCTCTTGATCCTATTTTAACTGATGAGGTTTTAACAGCTATTGAAGAATTAAAGGGGTTAGGAAAAGATTTTATTTTTGTCACCCATGTTATAAGTTTTGTAAAAGATTTTGCTGATTATGTTGTCTTTCTAGATGACGGACATATTATCGAACATGGTGAACCAGACATTTTGGAAAATCCTAAAACTAAGCAACTTGAAGCATTTATGAAAAAAGTAAGATAAAAAAACAGTTAGTTTTTATATACTCTACCCTATAAAAAAGAGACTTTGATATTGGGTAAATTAATATGACTAACAGTTTTTATTTACAAAATATTGTAATTTCATTTCATAATTATTCGCACATTTACTTTAAATATTTTTTCATTGCTTTAACAACAGCATCAAGTTGATCAATATGAAGGCAATGTCCTGCTTCATTAAAGTGGATAAGTTTAGCTTGTTTAATAAATTTCACATTTTCCATAATCATATCTTCATAAACAACATTGTCTTTGTCAGCCAATGTTAAATAAACTGGGCATTTCAATTCATTAACTCTATTATGACCATTTGTATATAAATTTGATTCATTTGAAATATTATAATTAACCCAGCACCAATTAATATTCATTTGACATCTTTCTTTTAAAGTTTCATCAATATATAAATTAAGTAAATTTTCGTTTTTTTCTGGTTTCACATGAAGGAGCAAGTTCATCCATATGCTTTTAACAAACGCTCTATCTTTTCTTTTTAGTGCTTCAGGAACTAATTGCATGCTTTCATCCGCTGTCATTTCATTGAAACTATTGAAAATTTTGTGTTTTAAAATATGTCCGTCTTTATCTTTCCTTCTAGAATAATATCCTTTAACGCTCATTCCTTCAATACTAAATAATGATTGAACCATTTCTGGTGCCAATAAAGCGAGTTCCATTGCAACACCAAATCCTGTTGACCAACCAACGACGTGTGCTTTTTTGACATTTAATGCCTTACAAAATAAAAACATATCAAATGCAAGTTCTTTCAATGTTGTAAAATTTTTATTAAATGACGAGTCACCAAAACCACGCATATCTGGTGCAATCACACGATAATCATCTTTTAAGGCTTCAATTAATGTAATCATTGTTGCTGAAGATGCCATATTCCCGTGAATTAACAGAAGCACTTTTTCACTTTTCCCCTGATCAATGTATGCTATTTTTTCTTGATTGATTAATGTAACAAATTTTTTACTGATTTTATACATATTTATATACCTCATTTTATCTTGGAATTTATTTTATAGTTGTATATAATCCATCTTTTTTATAAAATTACTGTTATTCTTTCATTAAAAGTCAAATATAACTAGAACACTCCGTTTAGTTTTTCATTAACAATTAATTATTAAAATATTTGATATAAAGATCATCATATTTATTTATGCCTTAAAAATTATACTAGAATTTTTCTATAACTTTTCTTAATGTGGAATATGTAACCTATTTTAATACAATTGCGCACCTCTGCCATATTTTTACGCCACCCCAGAAAAGTGGCTTAACAAAGGTAAATGTCAAAAATAATATCCAAAAAACCAACATAATCCATTATTCAATTTTGGATTGGTTTCTTCCATTTTGTTTTGCATAATACATATTTTCATCTGCTCTATTAATTAGTGACTTAGTATCATCATCACTATTGACAAGTGTTCCACCAATGGATATAGATACAGATATTGTTTTGCCACTATCCAATTGATAACCTGATGTTAACACAACATTTCTAAGTTTTTCAGCAACTTTTAGCAAGTCATCTTGATTATCAACATCAATAATTGCAATAAACTCTTCGCCTCCCCAACGACTGACAAGACCTGTTTTTTCGACATTTGAAGATAATGAATTGGCAACTATTTTCAAGATTTCATCTCCAACCAAATGACCATAAGTATCATTGACTGATTTGAAATGATCAATATCAATCATTAAAATTCCAAACAAGCTTGAAAATACTTTAGTCTCTTCTATCTTTTTAGAAAGTTGAAAATCAAAAAAATGTCTGTTTGCTATTTTTGTTAATGGATCAATACGAAGTTTATTCTTAAGTTCAAGATTCTCATGATAGATATGTTTTTGAAATCTTTCATCGGTAAACACTTCTATAGCTGCTACAATATTTTGTTTTTCGTCATAAATTGGGAGTGTTTTTACCATCACTGGTATTCGGTAACCCTCTTTATGTTTTAAAAAAACATGCGCTTCATTAATCATTCCATTATCTAACGTTTTGTGTAATGGGCATCCATCAAAACACAATTTTTTTCCTTCTGAATCGACATGTTGCAAGATATTATGATAACAAAAACTATTCATGACTTCTTCTGCAGAGTATCCTGTAATACGCTTACTTCCTTCATTCCAAAAAATAATTTTTCTTTTTTGATCTACAACATATACACCCTCATATAGATAAGGAATAAGGTTATCATTATAGTTAATATTCATTATATTTATCCTCCGTTTATGATGTTATATCAGCGTCATCATTTATAATGACTTTCTTGATGAAAACCTCTACTAAATCTGGATCAAATTGTGTACCTGAACATCTAACGATTTCATCAATTGCTTCTTGCTTTGCCATTGCTTTTCGGTATGGTCTATCAGATGTCATGGCATCATAAGAATCAATAATGGCAATCATGCGTGCTCTTATTGGAATATCTTTACCCGCTATTCCTCTTGGATAACCATTACCATCATATCTTTCGTGATGCGATAATATGTCATCTGCAATGACTGAGTACTCATGTGAAGTTGAAATTATGCGTGCACCAATTTCAGGATGCTTTTTAATAGTTTCCCACTCTACATCGTTTAGTTTCCCCGGTTTATTTAAGATAGCTTCATCAATGGCAATTTTACCGATGTCATGGAGATGACTTATTGCCTTTAGTTTGTTAATATCCTCATAGTTCATTTCTAAAACTTCAGCAAATTTTTCGCATAATATCGATACACGTTTTGAATGTTCTTCTTCTCTTGGATTTTTTTCATGATATGCTTTTATCATGGATTTAATTGAATTATTTCGATATGATTGAGATTCGAAAATCTTGTTAGAATACATATTATTCTCAGAGATTGTAAACAACTTACTAATTTCTTCATCTTTGTTTTTTGTTGCAATACCATGTGCAATCGATATTTGGGTGCCCTTAATATCCTGATTCTTGACTCGAGCAGCAACTTCTTTTGCTAAATTTTCTGCAGTTTTGTTTGATGTGTTTTTTAAAAGCACTGTAAACTGATCGCCACCTACTCTTGAAATAACGCTTTCATCATTAAAAACGTCCTTAAGCGTCTGTGCAATAAACTTGATAAATTCATCGCCATATTCATGTCCAAATGCTTCGTTGATTATAATTAGACCATTAATATCGAAATTAATGAGTGAGATTGGAAGGTTCTCATCTTTATCGATTTGCTTTATTTGCTCATCAAAATATATACGAGTATTCAAGCCAGTTAGTTGATCGTGTGTTAATAGATATTCTTTTTCTTGCTCCGCTTTAACTAATTCATTAATAACTTCGGTGTATATAATAATTCCAGCAATTTCATCATTGGCATCATACCAAGGTCGACATTCCCATCTTGTCCATAGTAAGATTCCATCATTTCTCACAAAGAGATCCTTATCGTTTTTAAAAACCATGCCCTGTAATGTTTTCTGATGAATTTCACGCCACTTGTCAGGCAAATCTGGAAAAACATCATGATGATGCTTTCCAATGATATCATCATGAATATCGTATTGATCTAAGTATTTATTGCTCACATAAACATAATTCAACTCTTTGTCATGAACTGCAACACCTGCATTATTATGTTCAATGATATAATTCATTAAATATTTCGAGTGTTGTAATTCTTTTTGTTTAACTAATAGTTCTTCTTCAACTTTTTTTTGTTCAGTGATATCTCTAAATTCAACAACTCGAACCTGTTTTCCTTTATAAGGGATTTTTCTCGCTTCTAATCTTAGTGGATATATATCCCCGTTTTTTCTAAGTCCATAGGCTTCATAAGGCTTTTCATAACTAGAAGTGATTTTATTCATTACAAAATCCCTATAATCAGGTGCGATTAACATTACCCCATCACTACCAATGAGTTCGTTTTGGGAATAACCTGTCATATCAGCAAGTCCTTGATTACAATCAAGGATTAATCCCTTATCATGAATGGAAATACCACCAAAAGAAGCATTGTGCAATGCTTTAAATCTTTCTTCACTTTCCTTGAGCAGTTGACTGATTTCAACACGTTCTGTAATATCCGTCGCAACACTCATTGCAGCTTTTCTTCCGTCTGTTAACTGGCCAATACCGATTGAATAAAAATCCCATATTAATTTTTTGTCATCTTTAGTATTAACTTCAAATTCTCCGTCATGTTGAGTTTCCGTTAAAATATAAAGTCCTGATATAAATCTTTGCACATCTTCTTTCTTAGTCCCAAAAGCCTTTTCTGTCCATTCATAGATGGTAGGTATGTCTTCTTTTTGATAACCTGTTAGTTTTGTCCAAGTTTTACTAATATTTATCACTTGACCGTCATCTGCATGAATCATAATCGGGATTGGTGCATGTTCAATACTCGTTTCAAATATTTTTCCAGATAGGATTAAATCATGCAAATATTTTTCAGCAATATTTTTTTCTTTTACAATTTCTTCTGTTTTATTTTTTATTGTTTTTCTCGTTGTAATAAAGTAAGCGGTGATTAATAGTACCAATATAGGAATCAGTACATAACCAACATATTTAAGAACCTCAGCTGTTGAAACGCCTTCATATTCTAATAAAAAAGGAAACCATTTTTGATAAAGTTCATCATAGGTGCCATTTGTTGATACGATTGAAAGACCTTCATTTAAAATAGATAGTAATTCACTATCTCCCTCAACAACTGCAAAACAAAATTTTTGTTCATATCCTTCTAAATTCAATTTATATCGATTAATACCATTATCATCATAAACATAGACCGGTGTGATATTATCCAATCCATGATCGCTAATTAATTTTTCACCAACTAAACCTTGGGCTAATACGGCATCATACACACCACTCGCTAAAAGCTCAAATGCTTCTAAATAAGTTGCAGTCGCAGTCAACTCAGAGTCTAAGCCGATAGACCAAGCCCATTCTTGTGAGTTATCGCCATCAAGCACAAGGATTTCTTTTCCAAATAAGTCCTCTTGAGATTGAATGCCATTTTCACCTTTTCTAACGAAAATATTTCCTCGCATGACGATATAAGGCACAGTAAAATCATAGATTTCGTCCCGTTCTTCTGTATATCCAACTAAAGGAAGAATATCTAATTCTCCATTTTTAAGTTCTTCTTTTAAAACGTTCCATTGATCAATTTTAAATGTGACAACTATGCCCATTTCTTCAGCAACTGCTTTTAGTAGCTCCACAGAAAAACCGTCTGCTTCACCACTATCTGTGACTGAAAAAGGTGGGTAATCAAATTCTGTTGCACTTAAATAAATAGTTCTTTCTTCACTCGCATCTGCTTTCACATTAACGGATACTACCGGTATTGTTATGACAATTACTAACAATAATGCAATAACTAGTTTCTTTAGGTAACTCATATCTCTCACCTTTTTCTTTAACACAGTAATTCTACCACATTTATTTTGAATATAGAAATATGGGATTAATACCCCTTTTAGAATGATTTTGATTATAAAAAAAACAGAACTTCAAGAGCTTTCATACCTAAAATTTGTGCAGCTAAATTCGTACCTCTAACCGCTACTTCGTAATTATCCATGATGTTCTCCCCTTAGATATCCTCTTAAATAAATTATATCATACCTTCTTAATTATAAAAATGACAAAAACTAAAAAGCCTACCTGTTTCTCAACCGGTAGACCTCTCTTTATTTTGTTTTTATATCAATGCCATTGTATAACTTGAATGTAATGCTCGAATCTCTGTGAACTGTTGCTCCATCAACTAATAACATCCAAATACGCTCATTCCATTCATCAAGCTTATCTTCAGATTCAGATAGGCTTGCAATAAAAGCTTTCATTCTAAGTGCTTGTCCTTGCTTTTCATTTCTTTCGTTTAACAAGTCTGTTTGTTTGTTTTTAAGCTTGTCATATCGATTGGATAACTCTTCATACTTTTTATTGTAATCTTCTAAAGCTATGTCTGTTTTTGAATTTTCATTGACAAGTCTACTCACTATTTCTGAAGTTACCATGATCTCGTCCTCAAGTTCAGAAATAACATCATCGAGTTTTTCTGTATCGGTCAGCAGTTCTATGACTTTGTATGTATCTTCTATGATTCTTACTTTATCTTCCATTGAAAGATTATAAGCTTTAATGAATTTAAGTTTAATGTCCTCCTCTGCTAAATTAGGCGTTTGGCATTTGTCTTTATGCTTATGAAACTTATTGTTACATTGATACACAAATCTAGAATACTTGCTATTGGAATGCCATTTCTTTTTGCCATAGAATCCTCCACAGTCCTCACATATCAGTTTCGATGCAAATATATCAGACGATGAGTATTTAGCACCAATTCGTTCTCTTCGTTTAAGTTCAATTTGAACCTGTTCCCACATATCTCTGTCAATAATCGCTGGATGACTATTTTCTACATAGTACTGAGGAATTTGTCCGTTATTCTTAACCATTTTATGATCAAGATAGTTTTCGGTATAGGTCTTTTGAAGAAGTGCATCACCTTTATACTTCTCATTGGTAAGAATTGAATTCACGTTATTCTTAGTCCAATTCGCTTTGCCTCTTGGCGTTTTGATATGTTGTGACTTTAAATAGTTTGCTATGCCAGTTGCAGTCTTACCTTCAATTAAAAACATACGATAAATCATTCTAACAATGACTGCTTGATCTTCATCAATGACAATCTTATCATCTTCTTTCTTATAGCCTAGAAAAGATTTGTAGGCAAATGAAACTTTACCTTGCTGGAAACCGACCCTCTTACCCCACGTCACGTTTTGGCTAATGGAGCGTGATTCTTCTTGTGCGATAGATGCCATAATGGTTAAAATGAGTTCACTTTTTGGATCAAGTGTCCACAAGTTCTCTTTTTCAAAGAATACTTCAACACCATGATCTTTTAACTTTCTAACATAAGAGATCGTGTCTAGTGTGTTTCTCGCAAACCTTGATATTGACTTTGTAATGATAAGATTGATCTTACCAGTTAATGCATCCTTAATCATTCGATTAAACTCAGCTCGTTTCTTAGTTGTTGTTCCTGAAAGCCCTTCATCAGCGTATACTTCGGTATATTCCCAGTCAGGTTTTTCTTGGATGTATTTTTTGTAGAAATTCACTTGTGCCTCATAGCTTGTGTACTGTTCATCGCTATTTGTTGAAACCCTTGCATATGCTGCTACTTTCTTAACTTGATTCGCATTTAGTGGCATTTGGGTAATGGGATTAATTGTTGATGGTATTACTGTGACCTTAGGCATTTTCTCCACCTCCATGATGTTGTTCTAGTGCTCTCAATCGTGCTTGTTCCTTCATTTCAGGTGTCCAACTCTTACTTCTTGATTTATGTTGCCAACGATAGCTGACAACCGCTCCGTCTCTCATATGAAAATCTAGTTGTTTATTCGCTTGAACGATTATCTTAGTAACCTTCGAATTAAATATTGTCTCACTATATTGGTCCATATCCAAAACACGCTTAGACGCTTCAATGATTATATTATGTGGGACAAGTTTAGAATCACAAACATCTTGACCTTTACTTGCTGATTTCGAGCAAATCCAAATGTCCTTCTGCCTCATCTTCTTAGGTGTATAAGTTGAACCACAATTACCACATTGTATTAAGCCATGAAGAAACGTTTTTTTCTTTGGTAGAATTGATTTGTTTTTAATGGCTCGCTCTTGTTTAATTCTCTGTACTTTATCGAATAATTCTTTGCTTATGATTGCCTCATGATTTCCTTTAACCAAATATCGATCAAGTTCTCCTTTATTGATAACCTGTTTCTTTGATAAATGATTGTTCAAGTATGTCTTTTGCAATAGCAAGTCACCTGTATAATTTCGATTTGACAGAATCTTAATAATCGATGATGGACCCCACTTTTTAGATTCCTTAGGTTTTATACCTTTTTCATCTAATATCTGACAAATTGCTTCAGCACCATTACCATCAACATATAGTTTATAGATGAGCTGCACCAATTCAGCTTCTTTAGGAATCACACGAAACGTCTTATTCTTTAAGTTATACCCAAGAGGCGATCGTCCTCCCCAAATCTCACCTTGCTGAAATTCCTTCTTAATGCGCCATTTCATATTTTCTGAAACACTTCTTGATTCTTCCTGTGCTACAGATGCCAATAACGTAAGTACCATTTCTCCTTCGCTGCTTATTGAGTGAATATTCTGTTCTTCAAAAAATACATCAACATTTAGTTTATCAAGTTCTCTTACAGTCTCAAGAAGTGTCATTGTATTTCTTGCAAACCTTGATATAGACTTTGTAATAATCATATCAATTTTACCAGCTTTGGAATCTTCTAAAAGCTGCTGAAACTCTTGTCTCGAGTCTTTGGTTCCAGTGAGAGCTTCATCTGCATACACTCCTACAAACTGCCAATCTTTATTATCTTGAATCACTTTCTTGTAATAATTGATTTGAGCAGATAAGGAATGTAGCATTGCATCTTTACCATTAGATACCCTAGCATAAGCAGCAACTCTAGTTTTCTTTGGTAATTTGGATAATGCTTCGATTTTGGTTATCTTCTTTTCCTTCATCTTTTACCTCCTCTTTGGTTACACCATATATCACTCTTTTAGGGGGTTTAGTCAAGTTGTTAAGACGATGAATGTTACCTTTATTGATACAATACTTTTCTGCTAAAAATGCTTCTGCTTTAAGATATTCAGATTTACTTAAAATCCCCTCATCAAACATTGATTTAATGGGTGCGATGGATAGGTAATACATTTCTAAATTAGATCGATTCATTGTGACTTGATCCTTTTCTTTGCACATTCCACCATTGCCACCTGCATCTATCCGAACAGAATATCTTTTTCTTTTTCCCTTTTACTGACTTCATCTCAAGACCACAGTGTTTGCAATAACCAACAAGGCTTTCCTCTTCCATTCTCAAACAAGCATAACGAACAGTATCAACTTTTAGTTCCAGCTCATTAGCAATCTTTTTGTAACCATATCCTTTGTCTCTTAACTCTTTAATTAATGTGTCATTATTCATACGAACTACCTCCTAAATCATAGTCCGCAGAATTCGTGTAAAAGTTCGGGTTATTTGTAGAAAAAATCCAAATTGTATTATTTTTATTGTTCATTTTCATATCAATTACCTCCTTCATCAGTTAAATGGCGAGGTATGACACGATTTGCCAATAAATACGTAAAAAAGCGCAAATAAAAAAGCCGTACCTTTTTATCAGTACGGCCAGTTTCTAAATCTCTGCTTATTCTTTTGCGTTAATGAATGTTACTTTTTCTCCGACAATCCTTAAGATGTTGTCATCAATATGAAGTGATGCCTTCACTCCAATCGTAGAGTTTTCTGATAAGTGCTCCATGACATTGTCCATAATGCCTTCACTTAGGTTGACAGGAATCAAATCTGAATCCTTTTCATTTGGTCTCTTGATATCGATTGAAACAATACCTGCTAACTTATCGAGTTTCTTTACTCGTCCTACTAAAATCACTTGATTTAACATTCTTTTCCTCCTTGATTTGGTTATGTCACATATTACCTAAATAAAGGCACTATAGCAAGTATTACTCGTCTTTCTGACGTAACTTTTCTGCTATGATTTTCTCTGCTTCAGATAATGATTCTTTACCTTGCATTTTATTCGTAAAAGATACGTAATCATCAATGATCGATTCAATTCTAGACTGATTTGATTCAACAAACTCTACAGCCTTTTCAGTTGACCCTGTAACATTGCTCACCCATTCACTAAAGCGTGAAATAACTGCGAGTTTCTTCTCGTCACCTGCAAGGAAAGCTTCACCCTTTTGTTTAGCAATTTGATTCTTTTCTTCTACAATCATAATAAATTCTTTGATTGTTTTTTGTACCGATTCATCAAAAACAATATCCGTTGCTTTGTTGACAAGATCATATACATTCTCTGCAGTGTTTTTTAGATCTTCTTTGACTTCCTTAATCACTTCATTTAATGACTGATCTTTACCCAGCTTTGATGTTACATAAAGCGCAAGCAACAATAGTGATATTACCAATAAAATTATCTCAAGTGTTGTCATTATCTTTTCCTCCTATGTGTCTATAAATGTTAACTTGTGAATCTTCTAGTCTTGAAACTCTGTGTTCTAGTACATTTACATCCTTTTTCAATGTTTTAATGTCCTTTGAATGCAGTTCCAATAAGCCTATCATCTTCACGTTCTGCTTTTCTATTTTTTGTAGGTTTACCATGATTTGATCGTTCTTTGTTTTGTTGTTCTTTTCTTGTCTGTTGAATTGTTTTATTGTGGTAAGGATAACGACTACCATTGTTACAATCCAATATATTAAGTTTTCCATTCTAAATAAATGTAAAAGATTATCCCAGTCCACGTTCAATCATCTCATTTCGGTAATTTTCTAAGTATTCAAACAAGAATACTATTTCTTCTTCATAATTTGCCTCTGGGTTGGTTTTATAGTTTGCTTTATACTCAATCATTTTACTTTTCCAAGGTTCATCAACGATTAAATCGAATACACCTGTTTGCATATAATGTTCTATCATACCTCTTAGTCTATATAGATGATAAAATGCTTTCGATTTTTGATTAACTTCAAACACGCTTTTTGAATAGATTAATAAAGCATCTATTAAGTTGCAAATAAATGAATTGTCAACATTAGAAATCATAATTTCTAATTCATCAGAAAACACAGGATTTAAATAATATTCATTTGTTTTAATACCTAGAATATTATCTGCAGCTTGTCTATGATAAGCGATGATTGAATCATCAAATTGTTGTCTCTTAATAAAATCCTCTTTTGAGAAAACAAACAGGTCATATTTACCAATAAATAAATGGAGGATTCCTTTGAAACCTTCTAGAACTACAGTAACATCAATATCACTAGTGTTTTCATCTAATCCATATGCTTTAGAACCCCCATAATAAATAAGTAGAATTTCAGTGTTTGGAAATGTTTCTTTTATGAGATTATAAATATCATTCATTTGGTGCCTCCTCGATTGGTTCAGGTAGAGATGGTTCAACAGCATCATAATCATCGACCGCCTCTTCAAATCCAATGACATTTTGTTTGAGCCAACCATATCCTGCTTCAATCGGATTCACTCCCAAAAATAACTTAAAATCAGCGATTGGAATTGATATATCAACTTCTTCTATTGGCTCACTCTTACCCGCTCTTGCTTCTTTTGTTAAGTATGAGGCTACGCAAATGGTGATTTTCTTATTGGAGTAACTGATGTTGAATGCTGTAATTCGGTGATATGATGCACCAACTCCAAACTTCGTATTTAGTTCTTTAATAATTGCCATAATGACTCCTACTTTCTTTTCATTCTATAAATTGTTACTGAAATACTATCAGGTGAGCCCACAGACATACCTGGATTGATATACAAAGCACCTAAATCTCCATATGCTGTATGTACAAAATCGACCATCTTAATCGATCCATTACCTTGTCCAGAAAGTGTCGTCATACTTTTTCCATATGCTACCCAGACTTGTGTATCAACATAGTTCGCTTTAAATGTCGGTGAAATCTCAAAATCAATGACTTTCGTAATTCCACTCGTAATTGTTGGACCGGTTGCATAACTATCCTCGATGTATTTTGCGGTCGTATTAGTGCTAGATCTTTTATCATGAACAGTATCTTCGGTATTTAAGTGATGATTGATATATGCCCCATATAAACTTGAGTTACTAGATGTTCGATAGTAAATGTACGTATCAGAAGTATCGACTGATGTTCCTTGAGTTGATGCAATTACATGAACTTTATAAATGTAGTCCGGATCAAATGGATATGTCAAACTGTGATAATAGGAGTATCCTTGATAAAAATATACTTGTTCTAAAGCACCGCCTATTTTTACTACAGATGATGTTCCTCTTGCGTATAATGCTTCGTTTGAATAGTCAAATGCAAGCTCACCTAAGTATGATAGGTTAGATGTTGTTGGAGTTGTAGTACCACGTTTGACTCTGATAATAGCCATTAATATGTACCACCATCAATAATTGAGGATGGTTGTAGAACTTTGGTTTCATCAATACCCAACTTATATGTAATTCTAGTTGGTGTGTAGTTTGAGTCGACAATTGGGTAATATATTAATCCATCAACAATTACCGAATTTGCATAGTCTGTTACTGATGACGCCAGGCTTATACCATCGGTATCAAAAATTTGAACATCTTTTACATTATTAAGTATAGTTCTTTGGTCAGATGTTAAATGAAGGTTAGATGCAACGTGAGTATTGTAAGTTGATGCTGCAACACCACCAAGTCCAGCTAGTGAAATCGTTACTGCACCAGTAGACCCATTGACACTCGTTACAGCATCGGTAGGTGTTAAAAGTTCTTGCCAGTTAGCAAGCGTTGAATAAGGTGATGCCTTTAGGATAAAAGACTTATTTAAGTCGGTTCTTACGGCAACGTCGCCTTCCTGTGCGCTTGATAAGGTAAGCATCGCTGTTTGACTTGCAACAACATATGTATTTGTCATCGCAATCTTAGGTACAACACTATCTGCTAATTTCCCACTTGAATTAAGAATTGGAATGTTTCCACTGCCAGTTCCTGTATTCTTTGTTGCTGCAGTTCCTAAATTTAATGCAGTAATCTTTGTATCAATCTGATCGTCAACTTTATCTACACCAGGTATTTTCAAGTAATCTGATTCAGCAAGCGGTACAGAAACACTCGCCACTTTATCTGCTTTTGCAATGTATAAATGTTCACCATTAAAATCAACTTGTGGTTCTCCAGCTTTAACAGTTCCAGTTGTCCCTGTAAGTGGTCCTGTTCCTGCTGTGGTTCTTCTTTTTATTTGAATTGTAGCCATTTAAATTCCTCCTATTTTTTTGTAAACACACTTGTGATGTTGTGTGTTGTGTTACCAGTTGTTAATGTGACGATGCCATCTTCATATACAACACTTAATGAGTAATCTCCTGAAGCATATCGATAAGATACGGATGTGTTAGATCCAACAAACAAAAACATTTGCTCTCCTGGGAAAGTCACGACTGTATGATTGTTGATAGTCACATAGATGATTGAATCTCTAAGTTCAACTGAACTAGTACCAGAAAAACGATATTTACCAGCAGTTACTTGCGTTAATGTTCTTCGCTTTGGCAGATATTTGCTTAATATTTCATCATCTAAATCATCCACTCTGGTTTTATCGTTAGTTATCAACTTTCTAGAATAACTTGTCAGTGTTACTGATGTCGTTGTTTTCGTATAAGCACACAATGCCAGTTCATAAAGTCCATCAGTTGTCAGAAGATTAGTAACTATTAAAGATGGATAGCTACCGGTCTGCTCTTTCAAATATAAGATGACTGTGTTATCAGACGTATTTACTCCTAAAACAACATATCCATACTTACTTGAATCTGGTGTTACACCAATCGTTGTCTGATTTTCAACATAGATGATTCTTCCATAAACCGAAACGTAACCATCGCTGAATGTAATGGTATTATTGGCTAACGTATAACCGCATTCATTTTTTAATCCTTTTAAGATTCCTACATCACTTGAAAATAGAAAATGATATAAATCGGAATCGATCTTTGATGTGACATTACCACCTTCAAAAGTGATTTTTTGTAATCCCATCAGAACTCACCTCCATCGATGTCTGTATTGGTAATTGTAATATTGCTTGCCTGCCCACTACTTGTATTTTTACTAAGTAGCTGTATTTTTTCTGTTAGCTTCACTCGATACTCTCCTAATGTAATCGCTGCATAGTTAAATGAATCTTTGAATGTGATGCCTGTTATCACTGATTCATATGTTTTCTCTTTATGAATAAAAGAGACATAATCACCAAGATAGATATTCTCAAATGGAACAAACACCTTGTTTTTCATGTCAATTGTAAATGTTATATTGTGATCTAGTTTGGATGTTACCATTTCACTTTTTGCTTTAGTTTCTAGTGTTTCATAATCGTTATCCGTATAAATATAACTCTTGGCCATAACACTTGTATATCTATCATCTGATGTCCCATCTTCCGTGATTTCTCCAGTTGTAAGCAAATAGAATGTCTTGATTGTTTGATAGATCTGATTATCACTTCTTGGATAATAGACGACCTTATTCACAAGTTGGCTGGTGGAATCATTGGTTTCTACATTCAAGATAGATGAAAAATCACTCTTGATTACCATACCTTGATTCACACTAACAATCCTAAATATGATACCTGTAATGCGACCTCTTAAATAAGTAACATCGGTTCTAAAGCTGATACCGTATCCCTTTGAAACAAGTTCAAATATTTTTGACATATTGATGATGTTATCTGTTTCAAAGCTAAGACTTCCTGATATGCTTGTTTCTCTAATTACAGTCAAATAGGGCAGGTTCTGTTTTTGATCTGAATTGTTCTTGAAATAGTCAGTGATAATTTGATAAAGGTAATCAGCAAGGTCACCAGTAAAACTTATAGCAGGTATATCTAAATTAAAAATCTCCCTGAAATCGAGAGACTTTATGTTCGTTGTGTAATCATCATTTAGCTCGATGCTTTCTAAGATTCCTATATATGAATAGACATCATTCTTAAGAACAACAATATCACCAATGGTGCAGTTAATGTTGGTCTTGTTTACTTTGAATGTTGATCTCTTTATGAGCACCATATCAAGAACGAGTTCAAACTGATTACTGACGTATGCATTGTCCTTGTACTGCAAAGTGCTACGATCAAGAAATAGTAGTTTCATATCCTATATGCCTAAATAGCCTTCTAGGACTGTCACCCTGCAAATCGATTCTGTAGCTACGCCTGGTTTGAATTCAATTTCATAATCTCCATGTTCTAGGAAAATAAAGTTGTCTTCTTCAAAGTCCTGCAATCCATAAATGTCAGTAACAACACCTGATTCATCCATCACCATTTCTTGTTTACTTGGAATAGAGTTGACGGTAATAGTTATATCTTCTGCAGTTAAATATAAACGTAATACAGATACCACTTCTCCATTCTTCTTGATTAGCACTTCTGGATCAATAACACTTCCTATCATTTCTATGACAGTTGGTGCATCATTTAACCCTTCATTTCTAATAAATACCTTACCTTCATATGAACTTGAATAGTAATATGGATAAGAATATGGATAAACCTTACCACTTGAAGATCCATTTGCGATAATTTCATATGATTTTTCTTTTAACCAAAGTGACAATTTTTTAAACACGATGTTACTTTGAATGGTACCTGCGATCAACTCAGCTTTCGATAAACTAGCAATATCAACATAACAGTACGCGCTGAATGCATCGTTTTGATAATGCAGTTTATATTCTTTATTGCTTTTACTAATAAAATCCACGAAGGACTTATATCCCTGATATCCCTTTAGAAAGATTAATGTTTCAGAAATCTCTGACAAAGGAATGTTATATTCTGATCGAGAATAAAAACGACTATATTCTAAATACTTCATATCCAAAGAAAAACCAAGACCACTCACTTGAGCAATTAGAGTCTGATTCTTATGATTGAAATAATATATATCGCCATACTCGTTTTCTAGATAAAATTGTCTGATCATATCACACTACCTCCTAATGCCTTATTGATGGAATCCACATCAAAGGTTGGTGATGTTGTATTTATAGTGATATTGTTTGTATTGCTTGTTGATGAACTAGAGTTTGAATTGTTAACTGTACTCGATCCTTTTAAGTTAAATGTATCAGAAAAGAAATCTCCAATACCTCCAAAAAATCCACTGACTTTATCTGCTGCATTTGAAGCAAAGTCACTAATCCCATCCGTTACTTTATTCGCAATGTTCGAGATGCCTTCAGTCACGTTTGAAAATGTATCTTTTACTTTACCACCAAAATCACCAATCTTTGAAGGTAGATCTCCAATCCACTCGAATATTTTCTGGATAAATTCAACAATCTTCTGAACAACATTAAGTACTGGTTCAAGTACTGTCTTGAGTACATTAATCGCTGGAACTAGTATTGCATTCAACACTTCACCTACAACGGTAATCAGTGGTGCTAATAATCCTAGTATCTCAGCAAACATTTGAATTTGTGTGATGAGTGGCGTAAGGATAACATCTAGAATTGGAACTAATAGATCAACTAACATAACAACTAAATCAATAATCACATCTAGGATAGGTTGAAGAGCCGTCATCAAACTATCAACAATCGCTAAAATAGGTGGAAGTAACTGCATGAATGTTTCCATAAGTCTTCCTAATAATGCTTTGAACTCTTCACTTTGGAACAAGGCTACTGCTAATATTGCAATGAGAGCACCAATACCTAAAGTAGCAGCATTGATTCCTACTCCAGCAAATATACCTGATGTTCCTACTGCTTTAAGTGCCATCGATCCAGCATTTAAAAGAGGACCTACTTTGCCAACAACAGAAAGTACTGGCCCTATTGCTGCAACTAATCCAATAAGAGTTGCAATGATTTTCTTGGTTCCTGAATCCATGTTGTTCCATTTGTCAATCCAGTCTTTTAATGTAGGGATTACATTGTCTCTGACTTTGATGATAAGTTCCTGGATAACTGGTAACAATGTACTTGCTAGATCAATACCCAAACTAGATACCGCTTGTTTGGTACGATCAAGTGCATCAGTGAATTCTCCTGCTTGAGCAGCCTGTTCATTTGTAACAACACCTAACTCTTGAGCTTCATTTCTTAAATCATTTATTGTAGATGCTTCTTGAGTTAATACTGGAATGATGTCAGCTGCTACTCTCTCACTCAGCAAGTCATTAGCCACACCAAGTCGAATCGCTTCATTTTCTACTTCACTTAAAGCATCACGGATTAGATTGAATGCTTCATCTGTATTTTTTCCTTCTAAATCATCAAGTGATAACCCAATCAATGCCAAACTTTCAGCATACTTGTCTCCATTACCTGTAGCGATATCTCCAAGAATCCCATTAACTTTTACAAATGCTCGTTCCATTCTTTCGGTTGATACACCTAAAATGGTCGCAGTATGATTCCACTCTTGAAATGCTTCAGCAGATAATCCGATCTTCTCAGCTGTGTCTCCAATTTCATCTGCAGTATATGCAGCTTTTACTGAAAAGGCAGTTAAAGCAGAAACGGCACCCAATATAGGTACCGTTACACTTTTCGTTAATGTCGAACCAAGTTTACCAATCTTCTCGAAATTAGCATTACTTAGTTGTTTAATCTTATCTGATGTTTTTTCCAACTGTCCATTCATCTTAGCTATTTCAGCTTCGGTGTATATGACGTTTCGTTTGAGCTTATTAAACTCTTCTTGACTCATATCACCGACTTGGACAGCTTTTTTCGCACGATCAAGTTCCTGGTTTTGAGTTTCAAGTTTCTTCTTTGTTTGGACTAAGATATCATTTAGTTTTGACTGTTTTTGTTTCCATAAATCAAGATTAGTACTATCGTATCGAAGGTTGGTATTAATCGCTCTTAAGTCTTTGTTTTGTTCCTTGAGTTCTTTCTTGATGCCGTTTAATTCGTTTTCTAAATCCTTACCATCAAGGGTCAGTTTGATATTTAGTCCTTTGACTGTTTCTGCCATTAATATTCACCTCCTATAACAGGAATTTATCAATATCATTCTGTGTCGCTCTTTTTGAAGACTGTTTCCCTGTAATAACATTCATTTCAAGTTCTACAATCTCAAAATAGGTATTTATATCAAAGTTCTTTGTATCTTCAATAGAGATTCCTAAATGAGCAAGATTGAATATGATGTTCGCTGTTATGTTTACATCATCATTTCTTTGTGGGTGGTTTGGGTGTGGATCCGTTTTGAAACGTACCCAGCATTTCACCTATCGTATTCGTCAGATTTTCCAACTCACTCTGATTACTTAATACAGAGAAGTCCAATGACATTAAGAAGTCGTTGTAGGATTGTTTGCTGAAAGGCCTATGAAGAACATAGATAATTCGGAAAATGGTGTCAATCACAGTCGATATATCATCTTCTTTTTTAATGTTCGTTTTTTCTAACTTCTTGATATCATTAAATAACTCGGTTGAGAATACATTACGATAGTCAATAATCGTATATAGTGATGAATGAAGGCGATAATCCTTGTCACCCAGTTTAAGTGTCTTTTCCATATGTGATTATCTCCTTAAATAAATGTAGGTAATGCTGGTGCAGTAGTTAGGAATGATGCATAGTTTGTATCGCCAACACCTGCAATTACTCTGAGAATAAGATTGTCTCCAGATTCGATTGGTCTAGCTGTAATGTTTAGTGTGATGGAGTTTGCTTCAATTGAATCAGCTTTAGATTTACTCGCATCTCCTGATGGAGTAGCCGTACATAAGAAATACCAAATACGTCTCGCTTTAATATCACCTTGAATCTCATATCCTAAAGCAAATGTTTTTGTTTCGCCATTTACAACCTCTACAAGATTACCATTTGTATCTTCTAGAACACCAAAGATGTCTTTTTTGAACACATCATCAATCTCCGTAAATTTAAGTGTGACGTTAGATCCTGAATTGGATACTAATGTGGCAATCACTTTATCATCTGCATATACTTGTGTGCTACCACCGATGGCTTCAGTTGTAATTTCTTGTGCGCCTTCTAAACGTTTAGGTGTAGCAAAAGTCCAGCTACCATCTTCAGCTTGAGTAGCAAGTGCATAGTGTACGTTAGTTAAACCAAATGTAACTTTATTACTCATTTAAAATACCTCCTGTTTGATTTCATATACTCTGTTAACTGAACTGTCTTCATTGACAAATTCAGATAATAATTCAAATTCGTATCCCATAAAATAAAGGGATGTTTCTAGTTGTTCTTCTAGTCCTAAGTTCTTCTTTTCAGTAATTAAACTGACTTGAAATGTAGCTACCTTTGCAACTACTCTATCATCAGCATAGACAATTGATCGATTGCTTAATTCTTGATAGATGATATAGTTTGGATCATCTTCTAAACCTACTCTGGTTCCATAAGATACCTTTCCAGGTAAAACGGAGTTCAAAGTATCATATAATGCTTCCAGTTTTTCTTGCATTAACTATCACCCTTTTCAATAATCGTTTTGATATCTTCTAGCATCTTTGGTGTAAGCAAATCATAGGCTGGACGCATGAAAGGTCTAGGTCCTACATATTTACCACTTCGATGTGTAAAACCGAATTCAAGTAAGTGTGTTAGCTTTCCCTTCTCATTAGAAAAGATAACTATTGTCTTACTGATTCCACTTCCTATTGGTTCAGCAACAAATGAATCAGCAAATGGTTTCGTACCACCACTTCTAGGTGCGTGAGTACTGATATACTTCACAATTTCCTGAGCAGTTTCATCTAGCCTCTTTTCAAGTTTTCCAATAATATCTTCAGCATATTCTTCTACCATATTTGAAATGGCAACACCTAGTTCATCAAGCGTAACCAATGATATCACTCTTTCTGATCTTAGATTTGCTCAAGTAAAGTTCAATGAACTGTCCTATTTGATACGTGCGCTCAATTTTGTAGATGTTACCTGCAATATCAGCGTATTTACTTCCATCGTATAAGAAGCTTTGAATCTTGAGTGCTATATCAATCCTAATGTCTGATCGTTTACTTTCATAGTATTCATTTGAGGTAATACTGAAATTGATACCTATTACTTCTTTTGAGTTAATAAGTTGGTATGTTGAAGAACCAATACTATTTTGAACCAAATCAATGGTTAATAATTTTAGTGATATATTTGGTGAATTAGGATACATTTTCTTCTGCTCCCTTAGTTAATGCTATCTGTCCTACCAACATATCAAATGTCTTCGGTAGCTCCTTTGCACTCCCATCATTCTTAAAACCAAAGAATGTCTTCACATAAATGATAATCACTGTGCTAATCATTGGATTAGATTCATCATTGATGTAAGTCGGATCGATCCCACAGCTTTGAAGGTATGCTTTACAACTACTAATGTGAGTGTTCAATTCTTCATCAGCAAATGATTCTGATTGGGGGATAAGTAATGCTTTTTTTACGATATCAAGTATAGCCATGAGATCAATCCTTTCTTACTTTGTTATCAAGGGTTAGTTATTAAGCTGCCGCTTTCTTTTTAATGCGAAGGAATCCGTTGTATCCGACTACGTTACCACCTGTGAATACAGATGCTTTATAGCTGATGATTCCATCTTTGAATTTGTAATCAGTAGATTTACCGATTTCAACTGGTGAGAACACTGGTACTTCATAGTTTTTAAGTGCACCATAAGCAATACCATATTCTCCAGCTACTGTGTTACTATCTGAGATTGCTTTACAGTTGGAGTTGATGATATAAGGAATACCATCGATTGTTTTGTTGACATAATCGATTGAATGGACTTTTCTACCTTCTGGGGTTTTAAGGCCAGCAAATGCACGTAAGTCATTCTTATTCAAGATAAGAACTGCTCCACCTTCGACTTCTTCATCTCCACCGTAAGCAAAAACAATATCGTCTAATGTTGAATCAGTGATTGCTTCAATTTCAAGTGGAGTTGTATCCGCAAGAGCTACTGCAGCATCACTGAAGATACCTGTGAATGTGTTAGTCGTTCCTGCACCACGTAAGATTTGTTCGCTGATTTTCTTTTTCAGTGAGATGTTGATGTTACGCAACACTTCTGCTTGATAAGGAATAGCAGGTAGTTTTTCAAGTTCCTCTGTAATTTCTGTATACGCAGTAATCTTCACTTTGGAAATTGTCAAATAACCAAATGCAGGTTCTGTTTCACTATAAGGCTGTCCTTCAAGTGTTGTACCAGCGATACCGTTTGATTTCACAAATGATTTCTTGTACGTTTCTCCACCATTTAGGTTGATGACATTGACACGATCAACAAGCGTTGATACTTGTGCAAATGGTACTGGTGCTAATCCTGAAGCAGTGTGATCTGGTAACAAGATCTCTTCACTTGATACTTGGATAACACGACTTTCACGTAAACTAGCTGCACGTTGTTCAAGTTTCTCTTTATCAACTTTAGTGCGGTTGTCGATGACAATTGGTTTGATTTCTGCTTTACTTGCAATCGACATTTTCTTATCAATAACACTTCGTTCTTCTTGAAGTTCAGTGGTTTCAGTTTCCAATGCTTCAAGTTTAGCAATATCTGTTTCATTATCGACAAGACCTCTGATCTCAGTCAGTCTTGACTCGATTTCTTTTCGTCTTAATTCTAAGTTCATGATTTTTTCTCCTTTTAAATTTGTGATTTGATTTTAATACGTTTTTTGATAATTCTTGATTGTTCTTCTTGCTCTGCTAACTCCATAGCCTTTAGTTCTAACTCCATAGATTCTAAAGAACGAGCGTATATACTAGTTGCATCATATGCCGGAGTATCCACAACTGACACATCATACAAACGTTCTATCTTTGTAATAGTTCTCTTTGGAATTCTACCTTCACGATTCCATACTTGTTCATCAACCGTAAAAGCAAAACTCATCTTATCCAACAATCCACTTCTTACCATTTTGTAGATATCTTGATTGGTGTTTGTGTCTAAAAGTTCAGCACGCACTTTCAAACCGATGCTATCTACAGTAAGTGATAGTGATTGATTCTTAGTTCTAGCGATAATTAAAAAGGAGTCCATATGATTGTATTTCATCGGGACATCCTTCATCTTCGTTTCTGATAAAGCTCTTGAATCAATTTCTTCTAAGAAACCATATTCTTCATCACCTATTAATGTTTCATTATTAAAGACTAACGCATAGCCTTCTAATATCATCTTGTCATCTTCTTCATGAAGCGTGACATCAGCGAGTCTAGTTTCCTTTATCATTTTTACGAGTCTCTACTTTCTTTGGTTTTGGTGCTACTTGTTTTTGGTATTCATATTCAAGCTCAGAGTCTTTATAGAAAAGAGACTCGAGTTTTTCCTTTTTACAATAATCATCGATGATGATCGTCTTTTTCTTTTGTGTTTCTAAGATGACCTTAAGTGCATCTTCTGATATCTTTCCATTAACTGTTATTTTCATCTTTAGGTTCCTCCGTTCCTACTTGATATTGATTCGCTTTATCCGCATCAACAAAGTTTAATGATTGAAGTCGTTTATTTCCACCTTCGATAGGTTCTAATCCGAGTAGTGCTCTTGATTCATTAAGTGACATGATTCCAAGACTCATGAGTTTCTCAATCGCAGCTACTTTTGTGTTCCATGAAGCATATTGAAGTCTTTCACTATAAAAGATGATTTCTTCTCCACGTTCTAGTTGATTGTCTGTAAGTAAGCCTAAAGAAAAAGCCTCGCTAAGTTGAATAGCAAAAGGCTCTATCGTTGACTCATAGAATGAGTTATATTCATCTTCAGTGTACTTGTTTGTAAAGATTGGCACTGACACACCAAAGTAGTCCAGGATCTTTGCTTGTAAGAATTCGAGTGTGTCTTTATCAATCAGTTTCGGATCAACTGTCAAAGGAATGTATTCTGATTTCAAGTCAATCGGTATAATTGAACTACCTTTGAGACTCACCGATTCAGAAAGTGCTGCATCAAATAGATCACGTTGTTTCTTCTTATCTGTATCTGATAGCATACCGTTCATTTTCAAGATACCTTTGATTTGCATGGACGATTTTACAGCATTATCAATTCCTTGAAGTAAACTATCATTGATTGATATGGTTTTAAGGATTGCTTCATGATCCCCTGTGGATCCAGTACCACCAAAGATATCATTTTGTCCGTAATGACGTCTTAGATGAATAATGTTATCGTATGGCAAAATATATGATTCTCCATTATCAAATAAGAACTTAATGAAATAAGTATCTGAGGTATCTACTATCATTTCTACAGTAACTGGACGTAATGGATAGATTCCTTTAAGTTCACCTGTGTCCTTATCAAACTTCGGATAAACAAACGCATTATCATTAAGCAAAAGTAATGTGATTGTCTTGTATATGAAATCATAAGGTGTCATGATCTCATTTGGTTTATACTTCAATAAAAAAGACAGCCTACCTTTTTTCTCGGTTACTGTCTTATCGTTTTCGGTTTTAATAAATCTAGGTTTGAGTTTCGCACATTGGCTTGCCACTCGATCAATACATATTTTAACCACGTCACTCTTTGATATATTAGTACCAAATGGTGTGTAAAATGTATTCAAATTACTGATTAACTGGAGTGCATCAAATGATCCAGTCTTTTTTCTTCTCTTAAATAAGGCCATGTGCACCTCCTATATCATATTTTCATAATCTGTCTTATACCTATTTAAAACAACATAAGCAATAATTAAAGCTACTGTTCCATCAATACGTTTGTATTTAGAATTCAGTTTTGATGGTTGAATGTTCCCATTCAAATCAACCTTAGCTTGTGTATTAGCTAAACACCATTTAAGAATAGGATTGTTATTATAGTTTACTAAGTTGTTCTTTAAATCAGCTTCAAGGATTTTCATTGGTTCTGAAAGAGAATAGATTCCTTGTCTTACCTTCTCCATGTTGAACCCTAAGTCTTCCATTTCTTTTATCCAGTACTGAGAATTCCAGGGGTCATATCCAACCCATAGAGGTCTAATCCCATATGTTTGAATCATCTTCATAAACCATTGAGTAACTAAACTAAAGTCATTCTGATTTCCTTCAGTAAGAGTAATGTATCCTTTTTTTATCCAAATATCATATGGAACATTATCTTCTTTAATTCTTTTTTCAACTACTTCACTTGGCATAAAGAAATGAGGAATAACATACTTCTTGTTGCTATCTCGTGTTTGAATAACCAAGACTGCAGCAGTTAAGTCAGTGGTTGAAGATAAATCCACACCACCAATTGCATAACTATCTCTTAGATCTTCAATTGAATATCTGTCTTCATTGTTTAAATCATCAAACGATAACCAGGAACCTGAATCTGCTTGTTTAATATTAAAGTCTTTACATAGCATCGTAACCCTTGTGGATAAGTCATGTTTCGATTTGTTCATAACATCTTCTAGGTAATTGTTTAACTTAACAACCCCAATACTAGGATTCGACTTTTGCCATGTGGTTTGATCCTCGTATATCTCTTTGGTGGAGTCTTGTGTGTAGAGCCAGGGTAGCACTCTATTATCATTGATTTCACCTTTCAGCATCTTCCTAACATAATCTAACTTGCTATCTAAAAAGCCACCGACTGTAGTACCTTCAGTGGTTATGATAAATATTAGTGGTTCTTTCTTTGTCGATTGTGATTGTTTGATTGCGTCATAGACTTTTGAGTCTGTCATTTCATGAACTTCATCAATACAACCAACTTCTATATTGTATCCATCTTTATTTCTTGATTGAGCAGATAACTTTTTAATCTTGTTCTTAGTCTTTGGTGAATAGATGTGATAAATGTTTTTCTTACTTCTTGTTTCCTTTGATAGGGCAGGTGATTGTTCTCGCATGTTGTTAATTTCTTCAAATAAGATGTTGGCTTGTTCTGTGGTATTAGAGGCACATACAATATCAACTCCACCTCTTGATAGAAAGAATTCAGCTAAATCTATACCTGCAACAAATGTAGTCTTTCCGTTCTTGCGTGCTATGAGTAATATAACTTCATTAAATCTACGTAGCCCTGAGTCTGCCATCTTAAATCCATATGCTGTTTGAAGGATTGCTTTCTCCCAAAGTTCTAAGATGAATGGCATACCATTGAATGGTGACTTGGTATGCTTACAAAACGTTTCAATGAAATCAATTCTAAGTTGTCCTGGTTTCTCATCAAAGTAATACAGTGGATTTTCTAGGTCATCTATTAGCTGATCTAGTTCTGTCTTTAGCTCTTCACCTACGATGATGTTTCCATTTTCGATTTCATTGTAATATTCTACTAAATAGTTCATTCGCTTGCTCTTTTAAGAAATTCATCAAACGCATCATCTCCATCATCAACTTGAGTCCCAAGAATACTATTCAATGTTTTAATCACTGTCCCATATGAGTTCACAAGCTTCGTATAATACTTCGCTGCTTCAGTCTGTCTTTGTGCTCCTCTATTTGAAGTCTGAATTGCTCCATACTTTCTAATTTGATCTTGTAACTTATCAAGTTCCACTTTCATAAATGCAGCTTGATAAATTAAGTTGTCTACTAACTCTGTCTTTGATTCATCGACCAAAGAAAAAAGCGACTTTAATCGCTTGTATTCAATATTAATCATAGATATCATCTCAAATCTTTAGAAAAAATGTAATAATTGATTCCTTCAATGTAAATCCTAAAGACTCTAATTGTGGTAGCTCATATTCCTCATCATGACTAAGCAAAACTTGGACTCTTTGTGCAGTTCTAAAACCTTTATTCAAAGCTTCTCTATAGAGATTAATTTTTGTATTAATGTTATCTGCATAAATAAAGTAAATTTCCTCTTCCTCATTACCAAAGCATGAAATAACTACATATCCATTTATTTTGTCTTCTTCTAATGAAACAAGAATATCAAACCTACCTTCATTAAGTAATAGTTCTCCAGTCCAATATGCTTCCTTAAAAAGCTGATTATGAAGTTTGCAAAACTGTTCCTTATGTTTTTCATCAATTGGATAAATAGTTTCGCTCTTCACATATTTAAAATTGCCAATTGCTATATGCATCATCTTTTCATATCCATCATCTGTTGCCCCTATTGACTTCATAAACTTTATTGTATTGGTATTAAAATCACTTAAAACATAATGTAAGCTATAACCTTTATATTTTTCTAAAATAAAACAGAAATAATCATGTAAACTTTTATTGTATTTTACATGTGAAAAGTGTGCTAATAACTGTAGATATTTTTCTGATTTATCTTCTAACAATTCTACATAACTTACAAGTTTGGAGTTCTCTATATTAATGAGTTGTAATACGTCAGGTTGTAATCTTCTTTTCTTTATTTTACTTATAATATTTTGTCTATCTGATGGATAATATCTAACTGATGTTTCACCTATATTTTTTTCATTTATAAGTTCAACAACATCTTCTAAATACTCATCTACATATTGTCTAATCATAGTTAACTCCTTCTTGTTCATACAAACTAATGTTCATATTTTCAAAATATTTGCCTCGTGTTTCTTAAGCGCCCCCTTACGCGGTACCCTTCGCAACATATCTAAGGTATTGGGGTGGGGGTCACAATTAAATATTTGCTACCCTGTTTAATTTCCTGAACTTCACTTATTTTTATGTCCTCTAGTGCATATCCTCTGGCACTCCCATGAACGAATGTTGTACTTCCATTTTGATTGGTAACAGCTGTACAATATAATATCCCTTCTTTTTTTGCCTTTTCTAGTTCACTAAATAATCCATCTTTAGGAACCTTCAAAGTCACACCCCACATTAAAACTAAATTTAACCTATCATCTTTCTTCAGTGAATTATTTTCTCTTAGAATCTCGGCTAATTTTTGTATAAATGATGTATTTATCAAATCATCGTCTACTTCATCAGGATTAGGCGAGACAATTGGATATATATTAAGTAAATGGTATCCACCATATTGATTAGATAAAAGAGTTGACATGTTATGATTTGTCTTATCAAGTTTTGTGAAGCTACTCTTACTTGGATTAAATCCTATAACTATTGCTTTCTTTTTAGTATCGTCCCAAATAATTTTGTCATAGAATTTATATGAAGGTTTGGACATCGCTGAAATAATATACCTTTCATTAATAGAATGTTCCTTCGTAATACTAATACATATTTTAGGATCTTCAGTTATTTTTCTACCATTGTTTATTTTTTCATAATGAAACTCTTCGTTATCGTTTATTTCAGACAATACTTCAGAGATAATCTCTTGTATCTTCTTATCAAAGTTCATGTTCATCACTCAATTCTTGCTACTTATGGAGTTCCTTTCTAATAAAATCCATTAGATCTCCATAACTTATTTGATCATTTCTATGCATATTTCTGTATGATCTTAACTTACTCGGAATATCCCCACTATACTTATTAACAATCACTATTCTAATAAAATCCATTAGATCTCCATAACTTATTTGATCATTTCTATGCATGTTACCAATCTCCTTCAGTAAGTTTGCATTAACTCCATTGTCAAAACGGATACTCCTTGTAAAATCCATAAGATCTCCATAACTTATTTGGTCATTTTTATGCAAATCTGCTAACACATCTAAACAAGTTCTTCCAGAAACGAATTTTTTGCCACCCCTACAATTCGGACACTTCTTAGGAACATTATATCCCTTTTGTGAATAAAACTTTTGTTCCCCGTCTGTAAAAAGAAATTCGCTCCCACATACTTTACATTTTAATTTTAAGTTTGCCATCTAACTCTCCTCCTTTTTATAAACATTATATCAAAAATGAATTATAAAAACGAGGTTTATCTTGGAACCAAGTTACCATCTTCATCAAATTGCTGTGACTTTGAGAAACGTTTGTGTTCTGCATTGTGACATTTCTTACACAGCAATTCGAGATTCTCTTGATTCAAACTGATCGCTGGATTCTTAATGTTATGTACTGTCAGTTTAATGACGTGATGGACTTCTTCTCCAAAAGCACCACATCTTTCACACTTCCCATTAACATCTCGTATCTTGATTTCTCTAGCCACTTGCCATGCTACTGATTTGTAGAATCGATGTAATTCTTTAGGCTTTCTCATATAGGTTTCTCAATTCGGTAATTTTATCATCTACATGTTCCCATCTAACATCTAAATCTTCTCTACCTAAGTGTCCATACTTTGCTAACTGCTGGAACTTAATACTATCAAGGTTGAGTTCTTTTCTTATGCTTTCAGGTTTGAAATCAAACACATAATTCACAAGTGCTTGTATCTCTTCATCAGATGTAACACCAGTATCAAAGGTATTAACTAAAACACTCACTGGATTAGCTACTCCAATTGCATAACTCAAATGAACCTCGCAGTGTGTGGCCAAACCTGCCCCGACAACGGCTTTTGCTACGTATCTGGCATAATAAGCCGCACTACGATCAACCTTGCTTACATCCTTGCCTGAAAAGGCACCTCCGCCATGTTTTGCGTAACCACCATATGTATCAACGATTATCTTTCTACCAGTTAATCCAGAATCTGCATAAGGACCACCAATCACAAATTCACCTGTAGGATTGATTAACACATCAGCATCAACAATCGTATCGAAATCAAATACTTTAGTAAGTACTTCGTTGATTATGATATCCTCATACAACTCTCGATTTACACCCTCTTTGGTTTGAGCTGATACAACAATAGTCTGTACTTTCTTAGGTCTTCCATTTTCATACCCAACAGACACCTGACATTTACCATCAGGGCCAAAGATGTGTGAATATTTTTCTTTACGGATTGTATCCATTTCTTTTGAAATTTGGTTTGCTAACATAATCGGTAAGGGCATAAATTCTTGTGTTTCATTACAAGCATAACCAAACATAATCCCTTGATCACCAGCACCTTGTTCATGTGATTCGGTTGAATTCACACCAAGTGCAATATTTGGTGATTGTTTGGATATCTTTTCCATAACAACAAATTCATCTTCATAGCCTATCTCTTTGAGTTTTTGTTTCGCTATATATGCATAGTCTACTTTTGCAGTTGTTGTGACCTCACCAAAGACAAATACTAAATCATCCTTGATTGCTGTCTCAACTGCTACTCGAGCATTTTTATCTTGTTCTAAAATTGCATCTAGTATGGCATCGCTGATTTGGTCACAAACCTTATCTGGATGTCCACTAAATACGGATTCACTTGTTATTACTTGCATTACTTCATCTCCTTTATCAACTAGTAAAAAAGGAGCTTTCGCTCCAATTGTTATTTCTTTATCTCCCAAGCTGTATAAACAGATCGATAGGAACAATCCCAAGTATCAAGTATCACTCCATCTACACAAGCTGTAATGTGTCCAGCCATCTTAAGGATGTAAGTACCTTTTGGATGCATCTCTGTAAAGTCGCTACCTTTGACTCTTGGTTCTCCCTTGATTGCCTTATAAATCAGTCTAGGGTAACCCTTCAAATAATCGTATAAGAACTTCGTGTCTTTGTAACTTGAATATCCGAGTTCTCGTTTCTTGCGATTCAATTCTCTACGGCACTCTAGGTAATCAGTGCCGGTTGCTGTTGCGATTGCTCTTACAACACAATCTGACGTCTTGATTCCTTTTGGATGTGCATTAAATTCCTTAAACATAAATAGCCTCCTTTGTTTTGGTTACTATATATATCACTCTAAAGAGACCAAATAGCAAGTTATATTTTCACTATAGTGACTTATTTTCAAAGTAATCGAAATCGCTAAGTGGAGACTTTTTTCCATCTCTGATTAAATAGCAATCCTCTTCTGAACCTTTATGTTTTATATAACGTTTTACTGTTACATCGATAAACTTCTCATCAAGTTCCATTAAGAATGACTTTCTATCCAATTGATCAGCTGCAATCATCGTTGAACCAGATCCACCAAAGAGATCCAATATTGATTCATGACGTCTTGAGGAATTACTGATTGCTTTTCCCACAAGTTCTAATGGTTTCATGGTTGGATGCTCTTCATTCTTTCTAGGTTTGTTATATTCCCATATAGTGTCTTGAGAACGATCATCTACAAAGTAATGAGCTGCTCCTTCTTTCCATCCATATAGAATTGGTTCGTGTCTCCAGTGATAATCTTGTCTACCAAGTACTAAAGCATTCTTAACCCAAATCAAACATTCTGCTAGTTTGTATCCAGCGTTCTTGAATGCATTTCTGAAGTTGAGTCCTTCAGTATCTGCATGGCAACAATAGATCGCTCCACCAGGCTTTGTATGTTCAAACATATTCTTGAAAGCATCCAATAAAAAAAGATAGAAAGTATCGTCTTCCATCTTATCGTTTTTAATCTTGCCAGCTGTTCCTTCATAATCAACATTGTACGGAGGATCAGTAAAAATCATGTCAACTTCTTTTCCATCAAGCAATGTTTTCACTTGTTCACTATCAGTCGAATCACCACACATTAATCGATGAGGTCCAAGTTCATAAATGTCTCCTGGTTGTGAGAATGGTATTTCAGGGATTTCATCATCAACATCAAAATCATCATCAGCTGCATTATCAGGTAGCAACTCTTCCATTTCCTCAAATCCAAACTGAAGCATATCCATATCTAGGTGTGCTAGTTCATCCTCTAACTTCGATAAATCCCAAGTTGCTAGTTCAGCTGTCTTGTTATCGGCTAAGCGAAATGCTTTGATTTGTTCGTCGTTTAAGTCATCTGCGATAATACATGGCACTTCTTCTAAACCGAGCGACACAGAGGCTTTTAATCGGGTATGTCCGGCTATAATGACGTTATCACTCGTAATGACAATGGGAACTTTGAAACCGAACTCTCTGATTGAATTAGCAACTGCTTTGATTGCCTCATCGTTGTTTCTTGGATTGTTTTCGTACTCTTGGAGTGTTGATACTGATTTCATCACTATATTCATTAGTCCAAACCTCCTCACCTTTTTCTAGGCGTTTCTCCATTAGTTCTATTTCTACTTTCTTTTCGTTGTATTCAATACCAAACTTCGTAATCAACAAATACTTGATTGCTTGAATATCAGGTAACGATTGCTTCTTGTATTTTGTGATACGCTTTTTCGTACCTGTTTTTGTTTCCTCGATTACGGTCTGTGTTTCTTCATATTCAAAACCGATCGCTCGTTGATAGATTGCATCAACTAACTTCAGTTTTAGTTCTTCATCACCAAACTGAAACGCATCGTCTAATCGTTTATGTGCTTTGCGTAACTTGATGACTGTTTTTTCTGTAATACCCAAATACTCAGCGACTTGTTTTTGAGTAGCTCTTTTAGATACCATTTCTGCTATGGCTTTTAATTTGTTCTCTAAATGTCCAGATTTCTCCCAACGCTCATACGTGTCAAGCATCTTTCCTTTCATAAAAAATCACTCCAACTGTATCAAAAAATTGTAATTATATACCAGTTGGAATACTACAAGTATCTCTGCAAAAACAAAAAAGAACCCATTCTACTGAATTCTTCTCGTTTCTAGGCTGGTCTCATAGCCAGTATTCCATGTTTCTTACACCTTGCTCATTATAATACTATCACACTCTTGACAAATTCACAATAGTTCACAGGGGTTCAAAATGGTCCATTAAAGTCCATAATTATAAAAACATTCATTTGATTGTATTTACGCTCTTATATAGTTGTATATTATAAAAAAGTTGAGTACCACCTTACGATGGTACTCCCCAGTTAGAGCTGCTTTTGCTTTTTAATAAATTCTCAAGCAAAACAGAATGCTAAAGCAGCATACATAATATTTAGACCAGCGATATTCATGCTAACTCAAAATAATAATGTATTAACCGCCGCAATAGCAAGATTTTTAAAGATTCTTTTCATAATTACTCCTGTTTTTGCGGAATACAATGTTTGGATTTTGCATATATTGCTTCCCCTTAGTGCACTAAAGTTTTCAACACAAGCAAGCATTGTACCGGATGTTGATGCGCTTTCAACACCATTATTATTTTATCACGTTTCACACTTAAATTCTTGTGTTTCTTTAGTATTTGTTGAAATACAATCTATCGCTATCTTATGCAACCTTTTTAGTGTCGAAATAGATACATACATCCTTGCTGCTATTTGATTCCACGTTAGCCAATCAATATATCGCAAAATTAACACACGTTCCATTTCAAAATCCTTGAGTTTTTCTATCGTTTTTAGGATGTCAGCTTTTATGATTGGCAGATTCTTTTCCATATCTTTTATTTCTAATTCATAGTCCAGCGCTTTTAGTATCCACTTCTCAAATGGAGCTTTTAGATTTTTACCACCATCAACTCGAATTGCATCAAATTGAATTCCTGGTACTTCATTAGCCAAACGAATATATTCATCCACTAACGCTTGTAGTTTTTGAATCTTCACTTTTGTATTGTGATATCGGCTTAGGTATTCATTCACATCTTTCATAGCTCCTCCTTCAGTTTACTTAACACATTAATTTCGATTGATATCCCAGTTGGATCATCGGACCATAACTTCTCCACATGCTCAACTACCACTTGTGCATCATCATTCCAGAATCCAACTTCCGTCATGCAATCTTTCAGCATCTTTTCCAAATTATCAGTATCTGGTCTTGTTACTCTCCACTCCCGATGTTTATGTCTCTTACCTCTAGGAAATCTCCAAATCACATCAAGCCTGATTGGACCTTGCATTGGTTCCTTCGGTTTGAATGGTTTGAGATGTTTGATAATTGTTCGTCTTGCTTTCTTTAATTTTTCAGGTTTATAGAAAACTGGTTTGTTGTTCACCAGTGTTACTTTATTTTGTTGAGCAGTAATTGTAGGTGGATCTAGTAGTAGAAATATTTTCATAGTTTCCTCCTTTTTTAGAATTTTTTAGAATTTTCAGATGAAGATAGGCAAGTGCTGACGATGATGCATTTGTTTGGGATAGGGCTCATTTAATGCCCTATCCTACAAACATGCGTCAGCGTGTTACGTACAACACATATATAAGGCCATTCCGTAACATTTACGTATAGGTAATTTCACCCTATTTACACCGTAAATGCGTAATATTTACTGATAGGTGATTTTTGCCTTTCCGTACGTATTATTTACGTCGGTAAACTTTACCTTTTGAGTATTTATAGTCGTCATCAAATTCCCGAATACGATCTCTCACTGTCCGTTCTTTCACACCTAAATACTCTGCAAGTTCATCTACATCACACACTCCGTCTTCGTCTACATTGATGTCAAACGCTGTGTCGAAACCTTCTTTTCGAGACTCAGGTGTTTGATTTCTTTTACCGCTTTTTTCAAGGTTAGCTTTTGGATCACCGTCTGCATAATTCTTAGCTAATACACCTGTATCATCGATTCTATGTATCGGATATTCAAACCAAAAGTTCACTGGTTTAAAGTTCTGAAACTCTCGTAAACTACTCTCTAAACGCCATGCTGTTGAAGTCATTACATCTGCGTTTTGTGCCATAAATTCTTCTGTTGTCTCTAATTGAATCATGTCGAGTTGTGCATCTGGATCTCGTGCGAACACACCAGAACCCGAAGCCCTATCCATTGCTCTTTTAAATCCTTGTGAGCCTTTAGAATGATGATGACTATAGATAGCAGTACATCCTGTTTCATTACATATCTTGTCGAACTGATTACTAAACTTACCCATATCGGATGCATTGTTTTCATCACCAGTTATTACCTTGTAAATAGGATCAATAATGATTGCATCGAAACCTTGATTTGCTACTTTTCTTATCAGTTTCGGTACTAATTTATCAAGTGGCATTGCACGACCTCTAAGGTTCCAGATAACTACGTCATGACTGTATTTTGGTTTTACCTTCATTGCCTTATATATAACAGCAAATCGATTAATTGCACTTGGTTCATCAATTTCTAAATTAACATACAATACCTTTGATTTTTTACATTGAAACCCAAGCCATTTAACTCCTTCTGATAGAGCGATTGCAAGTTCCATCAATAGAAAACTCTTCCCTGCTTTGGATGAACCAGATATAAGCATTTTATGTCCAACACGAACCACTCCTTCTATAAGTTCATCAGGTAACTTAGGTTGATTTGCAAGTGCTTCATCTAAGTATCTTAGACTAGGCATTTCATCATTGACACCTTCAGCAAAATCCATCCATTCGTTCCAGTTTCGTCTACCTAAGTTCGTATCTACTAATGTTTGAATTACACCGTTTCTAGTTACTCCTGGTAGTCTTGAAAGCCTTGATGGATTCCGATTTGCAGTATCTACTTTGAAATCATGTTTAGCTAAGAAACCATACAAGTACTCCACTCGTTTTCGATATTCTTGATAATTTGGAGCATCTACTTTAACGATTGCGTGTAGGCTTTTTGAACCACTATGAACCAAACAAGCAATTGGTAATTCTAATCTTCTATATAGAGCATCTTGATCTGGAATAGGCATATCATCTGATTCAATTAATGCATAGGTAAATCTAGTAATGTTTTCATTCTTAACACCACTTCCATCAACCGGATTAAATCTAATCCATGCACCACATTCATCTTTCCAGTCACCAATGACTGCACCAATATCATCTGGGTGTTTTTTTAGTTCATCTATTAGTTCTTTTGCAGTTCGATCATAGTATCCTTTTCCTGGTTTCCATTTTCCTTTGCTGTCTTGCCATACATCATTTGTTACAAAAGCAACTTTCTCATCATCTTTGAATAATGTTTCAAGATATTTAATGATTTGTTCAGAAGGTTTGAGATCTGTTGTAGGGTCGTAAATTAATCCGTCACCATCGTATTCAATCGTGTCGTCCCATTCCATGACTCCACCATATGGTTCCCAACCTGTATCTTTTGCCATCTTGATAATTGTTCCACCTGATATGGGAATAGAGGAACCTTTGAAAGTTCCCCATTTCCTATCGCACTCACCGTCTTTATAACGGCTGTCATTCTTGCTCCAGTCATCCCATACTGAACAGTCATATCCTTCGACTTTTAGAGCCATGCCTATTTGAATCCATTCTTCGTATGTTGTATTTGATGCGTCTATTTGTTTTAAAGCTTCTAATATACTGTCCATTTACGTCCTCCTACGGTCTATATGTTGCAGCATTGACAGTTCTTGGTAACATCCAATGATTATCTGCAATTCGAGTTATCATTTTGCTTGCTGCATCGAATGCCCACATACCAACATGTAAGAACCCATAACGTTCTAAGAAACGGATTTGTTTTGGTGTCGCTAAGCCTTCTATTTGTCTATTTTTTAGTTTTTCAATAAGCATACTTGCCATGCCACAGCTAGTTACTGCTTCTGGATAAATACCATGTTTTTCTAAGTAATCAAGTTGTCTTTCAGTAGCAGGTCCCATCTCCCACATAAATGTAGGTTCATAATTTGCTAGATCTTCTGCGGCTATAGAAAATGCATACTGAATTGGATCGACGAGTTTAGTTTTCTTTCTGCGCATTGCAGCAAGTTCTCTTGCAAGTGCATCTTCACGTTCCTGAATCACATCATTTTCAGCTTCTTTTTCTGCAACAAGTAAATCAATACCACTTTCTTTATCTATCATCTTTTGATTGATACGTTTAGCAAGTTCTGCATCCTTAGAAATCAGTGCAGATGGTCTACATAAATCATGGCGTTCTGTCATCCACAGGAAATCAAGTAATAATAACTCTTCTTTGCCCGGATGGAGTCTCATCCCACGTCCTACCATTTGTTGGTATAAACTTCTAATCTTTGTAGGTCTTAATACGATGATGCAATCAATTGCTGGGAGATCAAAACCTTCTGTTAATAACATTGAATTACAAAGGACATCGTATTCTCCAGCCTTGAAGTCTTCTAAAATTTGATCGCGATCTACGCTATTTCCATTAACTTCTGCAGCTCTAATACCGTGTAAGTTTAAAAGTTCAGTAAACTTCTGTGATGTTTTGATAAGTGGTAAGAAAACGAGAGTTTTTCGACCTTTACAGTACTTGAGCATCTCAAGTGCAATTTGATTAAGATAAGGTTCTAGTGCAGATCCAATTTCACCAACTGCGTAATCACCATTTGACACTCCGACACTGTGAATATCGAGTTCAAGTGGAATCATCTGTGCTTTAACTGGGCAAAGATAACCTTCTCTAATCGCTTGATGAAGTGAGTATTCATATGCTTTTGAGTCAAAATACTTTCCTAAACTTTTCTGATCAGAGCGATCAGGCGTTGCAGTGACTCCGAGCACATTAGCACCATCGAAATGGGTAAGTATGCGTTGATAGGTATCACTCATGGAATGATGTGCTTCATCTACTACTATGGTCTTAAAATGATTCTTAGCAAATGCTGTGAGTCTTTTTTCTTGAGATAGTGTTTGAACGGATGCAACAGTCACTCGCTTTTTTGAACCGATGGAACTAGATTCAGCCTTTTCCAAAGCTGAATCCAATCCACTCGTTTCTAATAATTTCTCTGAAGCTTGATCGAGCAATTCTCCACGATGCGCAAGAATTAATGCGTTACTTCCATCCTTAGTTTCCTCTTCAACAACTTTTGAAAACACGACTGTTTTACCAGTACCCGTTGGAAGTACTAATAGCGTTTTTTGATGTCCTTGACTCCATTCGTTTCGAATTGCACTGACTGCTTCATTTTGATAAGGTCTTAATACCATAACTGAACCCTCCTAGAATGGAAGATCATCTGGAATAAAGAACTCTTCGTTGTAATCGATGAAACGATCAATATCATTAGTAAACTTCTCTTCACCTTGATTGTTGGTGTATGAACGTTGCTTGAAATGAGCTCTGCCTTTAGAACCGATCACTTTATTCCAGTCCATTGTTAACTTTTCACCATGTTTCTTTTGACCTATGCATCTAAAAAATGATGAAATGCGCCACTCTAAAGAGCGATATAAAAGCAGATCAAACTTCACTGTTGCGATACCTTCTTTGGTATCTACTTGAACAGTAATCGTTGCTTTATTACATGCAGGTACTTTTGGTCCACCAGGAAATCTTCCTCGCTCAAAATGAGTCACTGTAAAATTGTAATCACCTTCAGGCAGTAAGACATACTCCTGACCGTCTTCTTCGATGGCATCGTTCCAATCCATCAACATATTTTTGTTATCCATCATGATTGTTGTTCTCCTTTTTTATTTTTTATTGATTCAACTATTTTTTTCCAATTTGGAATAATCCATCGTGTAATAAAATCATCTGAATAATTGCTTATTGATTCTGTTTCTTGATAATGCCCTTTAGCTGCGACGACTTTCTTTAATTCTTCTTCAGTGATATCTGATTCATTGATCATCTGTGTGAGTTTCTCAACGAGTGCAAATGTAGTAATATCTTTAGGATCAGGAAACGGTACTTCAGGTTTTACAAAATCCTGCTCTTCAAATAGATGTGAAATACTTCTAAAGTTCAGTTCCAGTTCTTCTGGTAAGTCAAATCTGTTCTTTGCATCATACGTAGGATTATGTGTTGTATAGAGCACACGTTTTCCACCTTGAGCTTTCTTAGAGTTGGTTTCGGTTGTAACGACATAAATCTTATAGTTGACAAAGAATAATGCGTCACTCCACTCTTTGATGACTGGTGCGACTTGTTTGGTTAACTTCATCTCATAGCGATCAAAAGCACCTTGTTCTTCTGGAAGTTCAAATTTACGTGGTTTTGCATGAGCAGTAATGACAACATTGATGCCAACTTCAATCAGCTGATCCATGAGTGTAAGTAATTTTGAAAACTCGTCAACTAAATAAACATAACCTTTTCCATAACCAAAATCTTCAATATTGTTCTTTCGATATTTTTCGCACACTGCATTGGTACATAATGTTTCAGCCCAGTCTGCAGTATCGAGTACCACAGTTTTACAGATCGTAGGATTTTCTTTGATTTCTTTGACAACTGATATCAATTCATCCCATGATTTGTTACATTTAATTCTTCTAATATCTAAATTGCTTGTTCCGCCTTCCGTATCAATAAAAAGTGGATCTGGGAACTGACTCGCAAAGGTTGATTTACCAATGCCTTCTGGACCATAGATAACAATCTTTAATGGTCTTTTTTCTTTTCCTTCAATAATGTTTAACATGTTTATTTATCTCCTTCTTCGATAATTGTTGCCTCTTCACGAGGATCTGATTTTGGTACTAAAACTAATGAACCTAGTTGCATATTGATGTATGAACCAATAAGAGCATCAACTCTGTTCTTGCCTATTCTTTTCGTTAATTCTGTAATCCCAGCGACCTTCTTTGGAGCGTAAGGATCAATACCTTCATTTTCACAAGCTTTGATGACACCATCTTCATCAGTAATTTTCCTAGATCCTTTGGTATGAACAAGCTTGTAGTTTTTCCAACTGTGACCATTTAAGGCTTTCTTTACTGCAAACTCCATGACATCTTTTGCATATTGAATGACTTCATCAAGATAGGGAAGTAAATTTTCAATGTCATCATCAGTCATTCTTGCCATAGGTTTTTTCAATTCTTTAATAACTTCCTGGTTAACTTCTGCACGTTTGGCACAGATTGCTTTTCCTGCACAATAGCGACAATACTTCCCTGGAACAGCTTCTAAGTTAGTTGATTTAGTTCTCATGACTGCTGGCTTTAAGATCTCAGTTTCAAACTTTAATAGTTCCTCAATCGGCATCTCATAATCATTTGTATTTGAGATAACAGGTTGATAAATGACAAGTCTTACATTCTTGATTGGGTATAAGTCTTTGTATGCCTTGTAAAAGTACAGTGCATAGATTCCGAGTTGAGAATTAAATACATTTTTTTCATGATCAAACGCATAAACAGGTGTTCGACCAGTCTTTAAATCAATCACTGATAATGTTCCGCCACCCATTGATGAGATAATCCCACAATCTAATGTTCCACCTGCATCATCATCGAAATCCATGTCTAGGTGCTGTTCAATCACAATGATTGGATCACTATTCGACCTTTTCTTTTCATACTCAATCGTCTTAATAACGAAATCAGCATACCCATCTGCAATTTCCTGCATATCCTCTGAATACATATCAAGCTCTTTGATGATATCTTCAACAGATTTGGCCTCATTATCGTAATCAACTAAATGGAGAGACTTACTGATTAAGGCTGCACCCAGTTCATGACATTGTGTACCAAACTCTGCTTGAGGACTTGATTCTTGACTTGATCCATCATTTAGGAGTGTACTGAGTGGACAGTTTAACCATGTGCCACTTTTACTAGGGCTATACTTTCTACTGTGGGTCGTCGGACTTCTTGACATCATCCTCACCTCCATTACCTTCTGCTTCATCCGGAAGCAACATTACTTCAAGTGCCAATGTTTTAGATGTCTCACTGATTAATAGCAGCGTTTCAACTAAATCCTTATCCGTCAGATAGGGCTTATTGGGCTTTTTTTCTTTCTGCATTTCTAAACCTCCTTTAATTTTTGAAAAGGTATTTTTCCCCTTCAATAGTTAAATGGCAAAGTAACCTATCATTTGCCGGTTATTCGTTAAACTTTTTTAATTTTTCTTTTAAAAGTTCAATCAGTTGAACTCTGCGTTCCTGAATTCTGCTTCGTGATTTACTTAATACTTCAGCGATTTCAGCATCCTTTTTACCCGCATTAAAGAGTTTGAGTATCTTTTGATCTACAGGATCAAGTTCACTCACAACATTCCAAATAAAATCCTTTTGTTCTTGTTCATATAATTCTTCTTCCTTTACTTCATAAGACTTATCTTTGAAATCAAAACCATAATGCTCGCGCATGTAATCAATAGAGATAGGAAGTCCGTCTCTAACTTTTGGACACAGACTACAATCAGCTCGACATTTCACTAACCCGTATTTTTCAGATGGAATTAAACACCTTGATTCCAAGTCACGCAAACGTCTTTCATTACGTTCTTCATTTCTATACGCATGATAATAAGCCTCGTCACAAGGAATGAACCTGTAATCCCCATCCGCATCCTTATAAAGAATCCAGTGTGTTTGCGTGTTTTCTGGATCGCTTTGAAGCTGTTCGAGGGTTCCATATCCATATAATTTAGGATTTTGATTCTTTTCTGCTTTAGACAATCTCATAAAAAAATACCTCCAGTTTAGATTTGTTTTCTAAAAATGGAGATATTCTTTCTCAGTCATGTAGGCAGTTCAAAGGGGTCGCAAAAAGAAGGGTTAACTGAATAACTCCATTTCAATTTGCAGACAACGTCCCAACGCATACTGCATTATATTAAGTTTTAAGCTTTATATTTCTGGGAGTTAGTTCATGACACTAACGAAATATAAAGCCTGTTATCAGAATAAAAGTTCGACTTTTCAAATTTTTCATTTGCGTTCAATTGTATATGTATGATTAATTTGATATAATTAAGTCGGCAAAATCGATTAACTTTCTGACAACATGATTATATATTTTTTTTATATCTCAAATGAGAGTCGAACGGAGGTAGCTTTTAACTCCGTTTTCCAGGAGGTGTTAGTTAATGAAACTAAATCAATTTCTCTCAATCATTGATCAGTATCTTTGGAATGAAGTAATGTGTTCATCCGCTTCTAGCAGGGTAACAAAAGAAGATAAACTTAAGACATATCTTAATGCATTCATTTCAATAAATGATGATGATAAAAACCCTATAGATGACCTTTCTTCAGATTTTTCAAGAAAAGTTTTTAATGGAACGGAAGCACTTCCTCAGAATTGCGCTTCTTTTATACGTGGCAATTTGGACTCATCAACCTTTGAAAGTTTTTCTAGTAATCTTTCAGTAGAAGCAATAGACCATATTATTTCTGAGTTCGAGATTTTTAATATCAAAATTAATCCCACTGACTTTGAACAAGGACTTACTGATACGTTGGATGATATTATGTATTACATTGTTAATGTCAGTCCTTCTACTAGCATTAGAGATTCTGAATTCATTAGCGATAACAAAGTTAGGATTGGTGGGAAAACGATAAAGCTATATCCAAAACTCGTACCTACAGAAAATATCTTAGAAAAAGAAATGCCGTATGTTGATGCATTAATGAGAGTGTACTCACAAGCTGCAGGCTTAGGCCCATTGACCGTTGACGACTTAAAATCTTTGGAACCTCAATATGAAGAGCATTTTAAGTTTCAAAGAAAGACATACTTTAGTGCCGATAGTGTGTTACACCAAATAAGAGACATATATGAAGATGGTGAAGAAGAGTTCAATATTATGAAAGATGAAACTTTTGATGGCATATTCTCTGTGATGATTGCAGCATATAATAATGCTTTCGAGAGAGTTAATAGGACAATGAATCATGCAGTGACGATTACATATGGTCGGTCGTATTTAGCTAGACAAAACGTCGGTTTAATCGGCAATTCAGAAAAACAAGGTATAATTCACATGTTAGTCAATGATGGACGAATTGAATGGGTGGTTGATTATGATAAAAATATTTAATTCAAAGCATGAGATTTCGTTTCGAGTTCTTGTTTTATTGAATGTCATTAATAAAAACTGCTCTTTAGATGAAGTAACATCTATTGATTTATTTGCAACATATGGAAAAGCGTATGATATGATTGATTTCAATTTGCATGGAGATAATACCTATACTTTTAGTGAAATAACTTCAAGAAGAAAATTAATCAATGATGCATTAAAATCACTAGTTCTTGAAGGTTTGGTGATCCCTATTCAAAATGCTTATGGATTCACATACAAGATTAGTGAAGAAGGTAGAATCATTTGCTCTAAAATGGATACCGATTACTTTAACCAATATAGTCAATGTGTGAAAATAGTTAATGATATCACTTCAAATATGAATGAAAAACAAATTGTTACGCTTGCTACTAAAAAAGCTGTAAGAAAGGGGTAAAATGACATGGGAAGATTATATATTAGCAAACTTATGTACACTGGTGAAAAAGGTGTATCAGAGATTAATTTCGGAGAGAATCTAACAATTATCATCGGTCCCTCAGACACTGGTAAATCATATATTTATAAATCAATTTACTACATGTTAGGTGCAAGTAATGATAGTGCACCTTTTGATAAATCTATAGGCTACGATACGATTAGAATGGAGTTAATTAAAAATTTATCATCAATAACCCTAACTAGAGTGATTGGTTCAAATACCATCAGCGTCCTTGAAGGTAATAAAACAACTGACTACAAAATCTCAGGTGAAAAAGATAATATTAGAGATTTCTTTTCAAAGTTGCTTGATATTAAAATAGGATTAAAAGTTCCTAAGAATACTGATGGCCAAACTCAAAGATTTTCATTGAGAACACTGAAATCATTACTAACCGTAAATGAAAATGACACTGAGTTAGAAAAATCAATATTACTACCTGATAACTATACTGCTAGAACAGCTTTCTTATCAGGTTTACTTTACATCTTATACGATCAAGATTTTTCTGAATTTGATGCAGATGAAAATAAAAAAACAAAAGCTGCTAAAAAAGCAGCTGTTCAAAAATATATTATAAGTAACAAGGAAAAGCTCATTGGACGAAGAGAGACCTTAAGCAAATATATTAATGGAATTGAAAAAGATAGCGAATCACTAGAGAAAATGATTAGTAATTTGCAGAGTGAACTAGATGAGACTAACAAGATCATTGACGAATCGATTACAAATATAAAAACTATTGGAAGGCAAATTATAGAAACTGAAAACTCGATCAGACGAGTTAATATGCAATTAGACAGATACAAGATATTAGAATCACAATATGTGTCAGATATAAATAGGCTTGGATTCATTATACAAGGTGAAGATGTTATTCATAATCATAAATCGCCAATTAACTGCCCGTTTTGTAATGGTAGTCTTGAAAAAAATCAAGAATCCTCCTATCTAGAAGCTTCAAGAGCTGAAGCAAGAAAAATATTGGCTAGCAGTATTGCCCTATCGACCACAATTGATGATATTTCAAATGAAAAAGATGCTCTTCTGCAAACGTTGGAAGGTCTAAAAAGACAAAAGTCAGATATTGATCATGATATGAATAATCAACTCAAACCACATAGGCAATCTATAGCTGAAAAAATTAGCAAGTACAATGAATACATAAAAGCTATTCACGAACTAGAATCAACTAATCTAATGCTATCAGGTTTTGAAAGTGACTTATCAAATTTAGATTCCACTATTGACAAACATATCGAGTATAAACCGAAAGACTTATTTCCTGATGACTTTGCTTCTTCTATTGCAGATTATTATTATGACATATTAAGAAAAATCAATTTCACACCTCTAGAATCAGTTGTCTTCGATATGAATGATTTTGATGTGATAGTTAATGGGGACGCAAAGAAAACACACGGTAAAGGCTATAGAGCTCTATTAAATACTATTTTAATTCTATCTATGAGAAAGTATATTAATGAGTTTTCAATTAACAACCCGCATTTTTATTTAATTGATTCTCCGTTACATGGATTAACTATGCCAGATGGAATCGAGTCAACAGATGATGTAAGACAAGGATTTTTCAAATATATAATTGAAAGTATAGAAAATGATCAAATGATAGTTATCGAGAATGTAAACCCTAAAGATTTACCTGCTGATATTGAATCATATTCGAAAGTCAAGGTGATTGAATTTACTCAAGATGAAGACAGAGGCAGATACGGTCTACTTAATGGTATTAGAAAAAACTAAGGAGGAAAGCATGGTTAGTTATAATAAGTTATGGAAACTTCTAATTGATAAAGGGATAAATAAAAAAGAGCTTATTAAGCTCTCAGGTGTAAGTTCTTCTTCAATAGCAAAGCTCACAAAGGGCGAGAATGTAACTACTGATGTTTTATGCAAGATTTGTAAAGCACTAAGTTGTGACTTCAAAGATATTATGGAATATATAATGAAATAAAAAAAAACGATCGACGCATTAAATTAGAGTCGGTCGTTATTTATTTAATATTTACTAAAAAAATCAGAAAATTTTTTATCCATAACCGTGACATCCCCCGCAACCGATGCTTTTACAACCCGATATTTAGTTCCACGCTGTCCAAGTGTTGCTTCATATGATTCCTTAAGAAAATCTTCTTTTGTAGCAACACCGGTAATAACCAATACAATTTCTCCGTTAAACATATTTGGATTATAAACTATCTTACCGAATTCTTCAACGAATGGTATAAAATTCGGCATATATATTGGTCTGAAGTGAAAATCAGCTAAACTATCAGTGAGCTTCAGGCGGTTTCCATAAGGCCCAATAATAACATCTTCTTTGACAAACTTGTCAATATGGCGGAGAAAAGGGGATTCGAACCCCTGCGCCGTTTTACCGACCTACGAGCTTTCCAAGCCCGCCCCTTTAGCCACTTGGGTACTTCTCCTTTAAAGATAAAAACTGGCAGGGCCAGAGAGATTCGAACTTTCGGTCTCGGAGTCAGAGTCCGATGCCTTAACCACTTGGCCATGGCCCAAAGTATATTGCTTTTTGCTTTTCAAAAAAACTGACATATTTATTATAAAACTAAATATCATATTAGCCAAGAATTTTATTTTTTAAGTTTCATAAATTCTTGTGGGCACTTATATATTTTAAACTAATCAATTAGTTTTGACAATAAAATTGTTTCAAATGTATTTCTGGTTTAAATGTTATTGTGTAGATTGTCTCTATTTACAAATGTAATGTGACTCACAAATACGATGCTTTATTAAGGTTTATGTTTGTTACTTACTAAAGTAAACGCAATAAGAAACAAAGTTTAGAATCAAAAGAATGAAACCGGTCATAAAGATCAACTATAACTAAGAAAAAGACGAATTTATCTTTCAAAAAGAGAAAAAAAAGAGTA